GTCAGCCTGTGCCGCGGCGGTAAGTGCGGCCTTATCACCGTTACACTTACACCAAAACTTATCAAATATTTCTTGAATAAGGATGAAATTATTATATTTGCGACATGAAAACAAAGTCATTTAAAATACTTGATCAATACTTTCTTCGATTCTATAGATCTATTATGTCTAAGAACGGGAAAAGGAGGAAGCATACGATCGTGGATAAGAATGATATCCTTGAGTGCCAGTCGTTGATCTGGAAAGTCATACGTGATAGGTATCTGGAGGATGAGGGAGGGGTTTATATAAACAACATTGGTTATCTATGTCATAAGATTAATCCTAACCGCAAGATATATCTGAATAAACTTACCGGTACTATTAATAGGCGTGGGACGGGTGGATATTCTTACGTCCATACGTGTATGGATTTTATGCCTAGGAATAAGTATTTTCATCTATATATCTCTCCGGCCTTGAATAAGGAATGTAGGTTGGCTATGGAATCAGGTAGGAGATATAAGTTCTTGTATCGGGAGGTTGAGTCGGAGAGTAAGGTATTTGGAGTTAAATGGGTTTACAAACTGTAGAAGTTTTTTGTGATCCAGTTAGCCCGTGAGGGTAGACTGGATTTTTTTTGTATCAATGATTCAAATACATATCTTTGTGCAAAAGACTTAAATATGACGATAAAGGGCTTATTGGCCGAGATCAAGGCCGATTTACATAAATACGATGATAGCGGGGCTATAGATACCTCGTCTGTTTATAGGTGGGCTGAGATCGCCTTGAAAAGGTTCGGGGGTGTTATAGCGGTCATGTCCGAGGCGGTTGTCAAGACCAGCAACAAACAGGCGGTATTGCCTTCCGATTTTTTCGACATGCTTGACGCTTATAGATGTGAGCCTCTGGTTTGCGAGATACCGGGCGGCGACAAGGCTAAGGCTGACCTTCAACACGAGATCGGCTGGGTCGAGCGCACCGAGCGTGGGTTCCGTTGGAACTCCTGCACCGAGTGCTGCAAGGAGGAATTTGAGAAGACGATCACGGAGAAGATTTATATTGGATCCCATGAGGTTCGTTTCCATTATCATCATCCCGTAAGGTTATCCATAGGTCGTGGGTTGAGGCGTGATTGCGCCGCCGACAAGTATCGGGATAAGTACGATTGGGATAATTATGATATAACTATATCTGGCAATACTATGTATACCGGGTTTGATGGATTTATTTATATCATATATCGTGCTACGCCTAAGGATGATGACGGTCTCCCATATATACCTGAAACGGCGTTAGGATACCTTGAGGATTATGTCGAGACGTATATTAAGATGAAGATCTTTGAGAACGCTGCTGTGAATGGCTTGATGCAGGGTGCTGGTGACGCTTATAAATTATATGCTCAGCAGGAGCCGGGCAAGTTCGCTAGGGCTATGAAGGAGCTTAAGATGTCGATGATTACATTAAATGATTATCGGGAGCTGGCTGAAGATAACAGGAGGAGGATGTTGTCTTATGGGCGCATGTGGCCCAACGCTTTTGATAAGTATATTAAATTGATTTAACAAAATACGATGATATGGCTGATTGGATACATTTAGATAAGACAAGTGGTACCGGCCCTGCTGAGGTTAGGGTTACCGCTGATATCAATGAGACTGGAGAGATACGTCAGGCTACGTACAAGGTTATAAAAGAAGGCACCAAGGAGGAGAAGACGTTCGTGTGCAGGCAGGAGTCCGTCCCGGTGGTGATCATCCCGGAGTTCGATTACCTTGTGCTTAGGTATATCTGGGCTGACGAGGACGGCATTGACTTTGACACGGCTACCGGTTTCGATAACACCGGCCTCCCGGATGTTGACGGCAAGCTGGTTGGTTGGAGTAAACAGTATCAGACCACGCAGGAACGGGTAGGTGATTATCTTATCCATGGCGGTGATAACATGGAATCAGGTAATGAGGCTGCCTTGATCCAGATGGGGCCGTTGTTGGATGGTGATAATTACGATAAATTACCTCTTGAGATCAGGTGCAGTATATACGGTAACTGGTATGGTGGTCGTGAGAAAGGCAATGTCACTATCAGGTTCACGGCATATAAGGGCGGTTCTATGGAGAAACGTGGATATGATTTTGTCAATATCGGAGGCGAGGAGGTTTATACCGGTGATGCCCCTACCAACGTATCCGCCCATGGTGAGGATAATTGGCAAAATATAAAGACCTTGTATTCTAAGGTAGGCACGATGATCTACAACAAGGAGTCTCGTGACTGTATTGTAAGAATAGGTGAGTAATTATTCTTTTTCATAATACAAATATCTATCAGCTCTCTCGTCCGTGAGGATGGGGGAGTTTTTTATTTTTTAGTCCTTTACTTATGACATATTTGATTTTTTATTGTGCAGGAATAATCTAGCTTTGCCGAAAACTAGGATCATGATAACTTTAAATGATGTAAATAACGAACTCCATGTCCGGTTATATATACTGGAGGTGCTTAAGGATTATATAAGAGATGATGATTTCGATGGCCTTGTAGATAAGGCGTTGGATTTTGTCATGGAAGGCGTTTCTATGCCTAAGGTTCCGGCCAAGGACACTACCATGAGTGATATATCAAAGAGCGTTTTGGCTTTGGTAGCGGGTGCCGGATTAGATGAGAGGCTAAGCAAAAGCTCTTTAGAGTTAGCTTACGATAGGTGTAAGATGAGGTACGTATTCGATCCTCGAAATCGGGATATACACGGTGTAGTCGTAGGTTATTCCAATGACTTTAATAGTCTGGTAGCTGTGTGTGATGAGGGATCGAAGAAAGGAGTGGATAAAGGATCTACTGATTTTGTGGATGTCAATGAGAGATACGTGACTAACGGTTTCTTTTACATATCTGTAGAGGATGCCGATAAGCAATCGAACTACATGGGTGGAAATTCGTAATTATTATGTTTTTGTGCTTTACCACGAGACGTTTTAAGTGTTTAGTCTTCCTCCTGACTTGTGAAAGTTAGGAGGATTTTTTATATTCGCGTGATTTGAATGTTTTAGCATAATACGTACAGTTTTTGTTAAGATCCGGCGTGTAAGTGATTATCCGCCGGATTTGTTATCTTTGCGAAAAACATAACATCGTGCAGAACAATTCTAACATAGCGGTTCCCGACTCCGGGATGAACAGGGATAAGCATCCACAGGATCTATCCCAGTCTGAGTACAGCTTTGCCTTGAACGCTACCATAGAGGGTGACGATGGAAGCCAGCTTAAGATCCAGAACGAGCCTAGTACCCTTTTATGTAAGCGATTCGATGGCTATAAGGTTATTGGGTATAAGAATGATATAGCTGGTGATAACACTTATTTCTTTCTATCTAATCCGGATGATAATACGTCTAAGATCACGTTCATGCGGTCATTGGATTATATCAAGACCGTGGAGGATCAGCTAGCTGGATCGGGAAAGGACATCCATCGTATCCTTGGCGAGAGGCTTGAGGAGTCGGATGGTCGTTTTGATGAGATATGTGATTTGATGGAGGTCCTGATAGAGGACGGGGTTGATGATCCTTGTCTTAACTTCTCCATCCATCACCCGATATTCGACATAGAGATCAAGGACGAGAAATGCGGGAAGGTGATATACTGGACCGATGGATATAATCCCCAGCGATATGTTATGGTCGATAAGGCCCTTAACCCGGATGATGATGGTGACTTTTGGTATCATTACCATGGGTATAAGACATGTGGGGATGACAAGCCAATAGAGAGGTGTAGGCTGGCCTGCGAGAAGCTGCTGGTGTTCCCGTTGCTGACGGCCCCGTGCGTGGAGCCTGAGGTCGTGGAGTTCGGGGGGAGCCTGCGTGCCGGGACCTACCAGTTCTGCGTGGCGTTGTGCGATGAGTTCGGGATTGAGAAGACCGGATATTGCTCATTGACCAATCCAATCATGTTATTCGATCGTCAAGATATGGTTATCCGCGATGGTTTATGGGGTAAGTCAACCAACATGGGTATCCGCCTTACCGTGTCTAATATAGATAAGCAGGTATCTCATTATAAGATAGGTGTTATACAGAATACGGTTGGGTTTAATGGTGAGCAAAGCCCGGTTCTTGAGTATTTCATAGAAGGTATACATCCGATAACGGAAAGGACTATCTATTATCTTACGGATCAATATAGCGAGCGTACGACCATGGAGAAGTTATCCAAGGAAATACCGGTATATAAGACAGCCAGAGGCATGACGTCTGTCGGAAATCGTCTTCTTCAATACGGATTGACCGTGGAGAATGAATGGAATCTTCAACCGGTCGTTAATTTCTTGGGTCATTTCGTTAAATGGCAGACATCGATAGCCACGGAGAATCTGTATAAAGACGGTGTGGCTTGCTCTAAATACGCCTCTTTCATGCGTGACGAGGTATATCCGTTGGGTATAAGATTCTTTACCAATACAGGATACAGGACAGCTAGATTCCCGCTTATCCCTCGTCCGGCCACAAGGGAGGAGATGGAGGTTATCGTTGATGAGGACGGCAACTCTGAAGACCTATCAGCGGCTTCGGTATTGGAGAACAACCCGCAGTGCGCCGGAAACAGCCGCCGTTATCTTTGGCAGTTTAAGAATACGGCAAAGATCATAAACGACCCGTCTTGGGGATTTGATGATTTTGGAGGAGAATGCAAGAATCAGCTAGATGTCAAGCAACTCAGATATGTAGAGCAGGAATATGCCACGGTAGGAGAGACCCAATTCGTTATCAATACGATGGGGGAAGATGTTACGGTAGATGATGCTATTGATTATATCGCTGATAATATAGAGAACCTGTGTGATATCATAGAATCTAATGTAGGTATTACTGACGAGTTATGCGCTGCTATATCATTGCCAGAGGATCAAGACGGTATAAAGGCTCCCGATTTTCCTAGTGGATGTGATGATATCGAGAGGATAGAGACCAGGACTATATTGGATAAAAACTCTTTGGTGGATTCTAGGATTGATTTTACGTATAAGCTGGCTAGTGATTATACGGAGACCGAGCCTACCACCTTAATACAAAGTAACGCCGAGTCACAAAGGAAATTCTCTGTATTGTGTGATTTCGATAATTACTCCAGTGGAGGTAAGAATATCATAGATCTGGTTCAGGAATGGCTGGATGGTCAGGATGAGGATAAATTCCCGTCTGATATAGACTCCTCCGCTTTGGTCTTGTGTCAGGATATGTCTAATGTCCGGCAGTTATATGATGAGGGTATATGTACTAATGGGTGCTCGGTAGATGATCCTCATGTCAATCCTACTATTAATGATGTTCAACTTCCTACATTCCAAGGAGGTAGGTCATTGGGTAAGTGCACGTATTTGTTTCAATATGACGGATGGGAAGGTAAGCATCATACAGAGACGATGCTTGATAAGTTGATGGATACGATGGAGGCTTATTTTCCCCAATACGAGAGTCAGTTTGGTATCGAGAACGCCATGTGTCTTTTTGGCGATGGTGATAATTCTAAGTTCAATACCGGTATAACTACTGACTGGGAAGGTCGTGTGTCTGTGCAGAATGATATTGACGCCAAGACCAATTGGTTCGGTAGAAGCAACTTGACTTATTTCAAGTTCTATCCACATGTATCCTCATACGCCAGATGGGTGGAGTTGGATTACGAGAAATACATAAGTGGTTTATCCGATCCTGATAACGGTATTATGTACATAGAGATGATGGGTAACTATAATTATCCGATCGGCGACTCATCATCATACAATAAGGTTCGTATAACGTTTTTCTCGGACAAGGAAGGTACCGTGGCTCCTAATCCTTTGGCTAATGATGCCAAGAAAGGTGTTATAGTGAATTACGTGGATCATAAGATATTTATGATGCCAAAGTACTTGTTCTGGAATGATGACAAGACTACTTTCCATAAGATATATGTTTGCATCGAGCCTGCGGTATGCGTGTTCTTCACCGGTTTCGCCATGAGGAAGGACATGAAGGAGCTTGCCGGATTCTATACGGCCGGCACCGCCATCTTCCCCGCCCCGTTCTGTTTTGGCATTCGGCCACTGGAGGTGAAATACGTGTTCTTCTTCACGAAAGAATTGAAATTAAGGAGATTTGTTACCTATGAGGCGAAGTGTGTCTCATGTGGGGATAAACCCGCTGACTGCGCTCCCAGACCATATCAGTATGGTGATTTCGGATATTGGGAGTCTACCAATAAGTACCCGGCTAATTTTGAGTTGTATGATTCAAGTAAGATCGGGATATCATTGGGAGGATCAAAGAGGAAGGACATAATAGATTCTTTGACGAAATACTATGGGTCTCCTAAATCAGTTGGGGGTAAGTCTTATTTCACCGGTAATGGGGGTAACGCTGAGTACCCCAATACGTCAACCACGTTTTGTCAGAGACCTATACGTCATTACAAGTTCCCGGATAACTCTGTCGCTCCTTTTATGGGTAATCCGTCTCAACTGACCGGTCAATATGGAGTTGACTCCTATATTTATCCTATGGGGGTGATGCTTGATGACGATATCGTTAATGAGTTTTTGGATATAGCGGTAGAGAACGGTCTTATAGATAAGGCCAGAAGAGATTCTATAATAGGATATGAGTTGTATAGGGGCGATAGGACGTTGGATAAGAGCGTTATCGGAACCGGTCTGGCTTATGATATGTTTAAGTACGATGATCCCGACGGATCGGCTAACCTTTATCCTAATTACCCTTACAACGATTTGTCTGATGATATGTATATCTATAAGGATATTAATCGTGAGAAATTTATAACGCATCCGTTTAACAGGAAGGGTAATATCTGGTATTCATTCTTAAGTCCTGATATTGCCTTTAACAAGCCTGACGCTCCCACCGAGTGCCTTGTTGATGGTTATCAATTAGGTAAATCCTCAGGTATATTCAGGGAGGTGGAGGATCACCCTAAATGGACGATATTAGGGAGTAAGGCTTACAGTATGGCAACATCATTGGCTACGGTGGAGGCCATGGCTAATTTAATATCCGCTATAGCTGAGTATACATATCAGTCGGCTTCACAGCAATATGTCGGTGGAGGCGTGTTCTTTTTAGCCAACCCTGTCGGCATAGCGCTGACGGCTATCCGTCTGGCTACGGGTATCGCCAAGGCCACAGCCCAGTCCGTGGTGGATATAGGCAAGTATAGGTATCAGTGGTTAACGGCATTGATAGATAGGGGACCTAGACGGAACTATGCTTATTACTATACTTCTGTCGCTCATTATAATTTATTTTACCAAAAAATAGGGGAGTCAGAGTTACGTGGATTGTCAACGGCTAAATATATCAAGAGCGGGTTATATCCGGTAACAGATATCTCTTCGCAAGGGGAGACCGTAGGCGGTAAGCCTATTATCATAAACAACCTCGATCGTGAGCATTCATTGTTCATGTCATTTGGTATGGATAAGTATATGCTTGAATATCCGGAGTTGGTTTCAAGTTACGATACCAGCCGTATTCAGGATGAGTGTAATATTCGTAACGATGAGGTGGCTGGTATGACGCCTCATTTTATGACACGTGAATCTTTCGTATCCTGCCCCTATATGAGGATAAAGAAATATTCTCCGGCTCAATACGGGCAGATAGAGGATATCAGGTGGGTATCGTTAGGCGGTTGCGGGTTGATGGATAAGGATAAGCGTAAACCTGTTTTTGGAGGTGATGTATTTATATCAAGATTCTCGCTTAAGAGGAAGATGCCTATGTTTTATTTGACTCAGTTCGGTCAGGGGGACATGATACCATTCCCTTATTATGATTATCGGAACATCGGGTATCCCCGTTATTTCGTTAATTACGATACCGGGGAGGATTATCTTAATAAGACCGATACGGATACCGGATCGCTATACTCTTTCCCTAGCCGGAAGAGCGCTTATGAGATGGTTTGCAAGACCGGAGATATGTATCTTAGCGGTCGTTTCTTCCTATATTTCTATGGCATACCTCAGTTTCTTGTGGAGTCTGAGATCAATTGCAATTTCCGTATAGCCGGCCCTGAGCCTTACGAGGGGTTCTATCCGGAGGTGGGGGATTATATATCATGGACTCAGGAGCGTAATGTCCCTATATCAAGGAGTAATGTGTTTAAGATGAGTCCTGTGTATAAGAATCGTTTTACGCTAGGCGGAAGGTCATTACCAGAGACGTATGATAGCAATTTTTGGGACTGCGCTTACCAAAGACCCAACGGCGTCATATGGAGCACCGCCGACGTGTCGGAGAACGGCATGACCGATCCTTGGCTGTCGTACAAGCCTATGGATTACCATGAGTTCAAGACCTCTTTCGGGAAACTTATAAGCATGAAAGGGATAGAGTCGGATCAGATACTGGCTCGCTTCGAGAATCAGGTAGGGTTATATAACGCCATAGACGTATTGGCGGAGAGAATATCCCCGGAGAATAGCGAGCTAGGGACAGGTGGTCTTTTCGCCTCTCGTGGTATCGAGTATAATAATACGACGTTAGGATATTCCGGGACCCAGAGTCGGGATATGATCAGTTGCGAGTTTGGGCATTTTTGGGTCGATTTAAGGCGTGGTCAGGTGTTTAAGGTAGATTCTAATGGTAGGAATCTTACGGAGGTCACACCGGGGCTTAGAAACTGGTTTAAGGAGCATCTTCAGATGAAGATCATCCGTAGCCGGATATATAACGCTGATACGGACGCTGAGTTGTCTTATTATGATATTGATAACAAGTTTTTTGGTATAGGGTTGTCCATGGGTTGGGATAATAGGTTTAAGAGGGTTCTGATAACCAAGAAAGATTATATACCGGTAGGGAATCCGAGCGAGTACCAATTCCGTGGCGGCCGGTTCTACAGGAACGGGCAGGCGGTGGAGCTACAGGACGCCAGCCATTTCACGGACGTCTCGTTCACCGTTGGATATAACTGCCTGAAGGGTGAGTGGAAATCATATTTGTCCTACACCCCTGACTATTATATCGAGCACCAGCATTATTTCCAGTCTGGTAAGAATTACTCTAACGACGATCGTGAGATAGGATTATGGTCGCATGGTCTAACCAACCAATCTTATCAAGTATTCTACGGTAAGTTATATCCGTTCGTCATAGAGGTACCTGTCCGTGAGCAGTATGTGAATAAGATCCTCACGAACTACCAATATCGGATGGATGCCAGAAGGTATCAGGACGAGGTTAATTATCAGGTTAGAAGAACAACTGGATTTAATAAGGCATGGTTTTATAATGATACCAACAACAGTGGAGAGCTTAGGATGGTTATCGCCGACAAGAACGATATGAGCCAGCGGTTAAGGTATCCTGTAACCAATGACGATAGCCGTGAGATACTGGTGACGGAAGTGGATCAGAAGATCAACATCAACGACTACTTCAACGAGGTTAAGGACGATACTAATAACCTACCGGTATGGGTTAAGGACGTGAACGATATTGGCCGTGAGATCGACCCCAGGGCTGTCGATTATCACCGGAGGTGGCGCGATCGTCTCCGTGGCGATTGGTTCTTGGCTAGATTCGTGAACGACATCGAGAGCCGGTTCAAGATGATAGTTCATTGGTTCAGCAATGATGAGAAAGTTTATTAATTTATTAACATATGGAGGGGGGGGGTATTTGCCGCCTCTTCCTTGTATATTAAAACGATATGGAAGATTTTATTGGTAAGTACAATGGAGGTCAAATAGACAGTAGACTTGATAAGGTCAAGGATATGGTTGGCGCCACGGCGTCCGGGGCTGGCGCTGCGGGATTGGTGCCGGCTCCTGCTAAGGGGGATGAGGGTAGGTTCCTTTGTGGTGATGGTACGTGGAAGGACGCAGTAGCTAAAAGTGATGATGAGGATGCTTTTTTAGCTATCATCTTACAGCTTGTAGGAGATCAATCTACTACTTTGCCTCAATCTCAATATAATACTATAAAGTCGTTGTTTGATGGTAGTTCTACGTCCAATGTCAGGATGATAAGACCTAACAATTCTTTTGTAGAAGCGTTAGGTGGCGTGAATATTAATGATTTGATGGTTTTTAATGATCAAAGGAATGATTGTATCACTATTTATATCAGCGCTTCAAATAATTCCCTTAATATGGGATTTTCAGATATATCTATATCTGTTTACCCTAATTTGAATGTTGAATATATTAATTCTTCTTTAAATATAGCATCATCAGATAACACGGAGATAGTTATTGTAAGGTCTTTTGGGAATACAGAAGATAATATAAATTTTGATAATCAGCTTCATCTTAAGTTGAAAGGGACTGGGAATAAAGCATTGATGGATAATGGGTTATATCAGGATATAAGAGGTATAGACATATCAAGTTATCTATTAGAACCTGGGACTATTAATATAGTATCATCTATAACCAAATCAAAATATGATGATATAAAAAGTTATATTCTAAATAATTATCATATGTATCTTTCACGAGTGATATCTGGCTCCGGTTTTACGGCGGCTTTTAATTCATATATCATAGCAAGTTATATTTATGATGCCGCTTATTTGGTATTTTTTGATCCGAATTCTTCAAAAATGAGTAAGATAAAAATTAATTATGATACTTATGAGGTAAGTACTATTGTAATTTAAATATTTGATGTTATGGCAACAGGAAAAGCTAGCGGTAAGAAGAAGGGCAAATGCCCGAAATCAGGATGTATCAAGAAAGTAGGGAGTGATTGGCGAGTGGTCAGTAACAAGACCGGTAAATTATGGCCGGCTAAGTACAAGTCTAAGGAGAAAGCTAAAGGAGCCTTGGCTGCTTATCACATGCATTAGCGTATAAACGGGTACATGATTTATTATGTGCCCGTTTCGTGTTTTTAGGCTTGTGATATTATGGTTATCTTTGTGAAAAACGTAATATATGTCTAAGAAGAATAAACCGGAGGAAATCCCATCGTGGATAAGGGATTTATATAAGGAGGATCTTGATCGTGTCGTAAGAGGCGAGCGTCCTATGTATTTCAGGGGTATGGATGATAGTCCTTTGAGAAACGTGTCCCCGGAGTTTGATATCCTTAGCGGAGGAGCCGCAGTTAAAGGCATGAATGGGATAAGAGGTGCGTTGTCCCCGTTGAATAATGGCATGGGTAATTATAATTTCAGTATCAGGGGTATAAATAAGAAGATCGGTGAGTTGGTTGATGAGGCGGGGCTATATTTACCTGAGAAATTAAGACCTGTATATCGGACTGTGGTGGATGCTATGTCGAGTTCCAAGGATAAGGAGTTGGGTCATATCACGCAGCCGTTGGCCAACGCCCTGTACCCAGCGGACGAGCGACGGGACCGGCGTCTGGACGGGGAGCACCCCGTTGGTTATGTGGATGCCATAGACGGTATCTGGCCTAGGGAGAAATACGGTCTTTGGGGAGAGAAGATAGAGGAGAAACAGGATGGAGGTGAGATTGACAAGGATAAACTTATAACCCTCATCAAGAGCAGCGATGCCAATTTCGCCAGGAGGTTAAGGGATGAGAAAAGGAAAACCATACCTGACTGGGAGGTCGATGGGAATGTCGCCACGCATAAGCTTGGCTACGCTGGCGTGGATGGTCGGTATGTGATATATCCTTCGGTCAGGGAGATAGATGGTGAGTTATACGACTTCACTGATCCTAAGAATAATAGGGGTGAGTGGGACGCTCTTGAAAGTGCCATCGCTGACGGCGACACTATTATGGTGGATTCTGAGCGGGAAGCGGAGTGGTTGACGGGTAATTATAAGAATTATTTCAAGAGTTTCGATGAGTATGCGGAGGGAGGTCCTGTAGAGGATATAGCCAGAAAAATGTACAGGTCGGATCTTGATCGCGTTATATCCGGTCAGTCCCCTCAATATTATGGGCAACTCAATGATAGGCCGCTGGAAGACGTCCATCCAGAATTTGATGTCCTTACTGGAGGTGTTCCTATGAGGTTGTCCCCGTCTTATAAGATGGGGTTGGTAGGTAAAGATGTATTTACCAATCCATGGGAGTCTAGCATCTATGGAAAGGTATTTGATAAGTTGGACGATTATGCCAGCATCCCTAATGAGATATTTACTAAATATCTTGGGAAGACATTGAGGGGTATAAGGAGAAGGATACCTGACGAGGAGGATAAGGAGAGGTTTGAAAGCGCGGCCAAGAAAGTAGCGGATAATATTCATAGGGATCTTGATTATTATATAGGGTTGATATCCACTACATTGGCCGATGATGAGAAAGACAAGAAAGAGGATGGTGGACCTGTAGATACTGATAAAGGATATGGGGAAGGCAAATATGTTGTTGATCCCGGTAGATCGGACAACAACAAGATGGTTGTGTATGATGAGATATGGGACTATCTGACAGAAAAGAAGGGAATACCACAAACGCAAGCGGTAGGCATCCTCGCCAACATCGCCGCCGAGTCCGGAGGGGACACCGAAGCCCTAGGAGCCGCCGGTGATTTTGGCATCCAACAATGGCTTGGACCGAGGAAGAAGGAGCTACAGCGCAGGTATGGTAGGAAACCGACATTAACCCAACAACTGGATTATCTCGTGGATGAGTATCAAGGCAAGGTTCCGGGGTTAGGTTGGAATTACATCAATCAAGGCAAGTTCTTTGACAAGGACGCTCAGGGGAATGAGTATAACTATTATATGTATTCTAAATCCGATTTCGATAACGCCGTCAACTACAAGGACGCTACCGTGGCATGGAATCAAGGATACGGTAGGCCTCTTGGATCGACCTTAAGAAATGAGAAGAGATTTGAGTTCGCTGATATGTTCGCTAATAGGTATGGTGTCCCGGAGAACGAGCCAATGAGATACGAGTTCGGACAGCGGGATTCGGGCACGGGGGACGGAGGTCAGCGGCCCGTACCTGAGACGGTAGCCCCTGCCGATCCTTCCTTGGCTTCCCGCTCTTCCATGGATAGCTGGTGGGAGAAGGAAGGTCAAGACCTGTTATATAAGATGCTAGCTCAATCCGGCGCTAACAAGAAAGCTATAGAGGACATCGCTAATAATATTAAGAATGATCCTCAATCGGAGGCGCAGATAGCGGAGGCCGAGCGTATGCGTAAGGAACAGGCGAAAAGGCAGTTGGTGCTTAATATGATACCGAGGTTAAGTCTTAACATAAAAGGTATGAGTAGAACTCGAAATTAATACTACATTTGTGAAATTATTAAATGTTTTAGATATGAAAAGATTGTTGTTTTTATTTGCTATGTTATTGACGCCGTTCGCTTTGATGGCGCAAGAGGTAATCCCATCAGAAGGGGCTATTACTATTGATCTGACTACCTTTACCGGCATCATGGCTTTTGTTACGATGTCAGCTACCCAACTAGCCAAGGTTGTGCCGTATATTGACACCCATAAGTGGGCTAAAGTCCTATCCGCCGTAGTCATAGGTATGCTGGTTTGTATATTAGCGTGGCTACTAAAGGTGTCTCCATTGCTTATAGGGAGTGAATGGTGGGAGGCATTGCTGTATGGGATAGCTGTTGGGTTCAGTAGTGCCGGCTTCTACGATCTGGTGAAAGCTATAGGATCACTGTTTGTAAAAAGGATCTAGCATCTTATAATTATTTGAGATATGTAAAATTTCAAGATTTTATTATCTATAATATAGGCTATTATATTTTGTAATAATATTAGTATTGCTTATATTTGTGCGCCTACCTACTCATCACGAGCGGATAGGCGCATTTATTAATTTAAAACTTTTAGTAAAGGTATGAAAAGTAATTTGATTTTATCATCAGAGAGTAGGGAATTATTAGGTAGGAACATTTCTGTTATGTCCAAGGACGGGTTTGTATGCATAACGGAAGTTATGGAAGCCTTGAATGAAAAACGTAAATCTATGGGGTTGGAGTCTAGAAGGCTTGATCATTTGTTTGCTACTAATGGATTTCAGGAAAAGATGAAAGCTCTTGTTAGGGAGCTGAGTATTAATGATATATGTACTGTAAGAAATCTTACGGTACAAAACCACGAATTGAAAATCAATAAGATAACCGATCTCAAAAAATACGGAATGGCTTACCGAAGAGGAAAGGGGGAGGGTCAGAAATGGTATGTAAATCCGTATTTTTTTGTTATGGTAGCATTGGAATTGGATCCAGAGATATACGCCAAGGTGATAATATGGTTGCATGATGGATTCATAGAGGACAGGAATGCCGCTGGCGAGGCTTATATCAAGATGAGTTCGGCCGTCGCCAGGTTGGTTAGCGACAAGAGTCAGTTGTCTGATAAGATATCAAGGGTAGCTAAGGCTATTAATTTTATCGTCTTTAACAAGCATGAGAGTGGGATAAGGAATACGGCTACAAAGAATCAGTTAAACGACATAGTAGCTGTAGAGAATGTTATCACCGGGGTTATAGATGGTGGCTTTATAGATACTTATGATAAACTTATAGATTATCTTGGTCATGAGTGGAAAAAGAAGTGGAGTAATCCTATAACGTGTTTAAAAGATTGATATTAAAAAGACTCATCGTTGTGAAATGATGAGTCTCTATTTTTTTAAACTATCTTTGTGTCAGAACGAAATTAATTTGATATGAGCAAGTATGTAATCAAGAGGAAGATACCTAAATATCAAGAGGCCGGGGAAGTCGGGTCGTATATGCTTGGTAATATGGACGGTATACAAGGGTTAGGTATAGAACCTTTGGTGAATACCAACCAAGGATTACCCGCGCCGGTCAATCCGCTAGGGATATATTCTTTGGATACTCCAGATCAGTTGAGGACTAAATACGCTAATGCTTTTGATCAGGATAGTGTGTTTCCGGCTAGCTTCAAGGGTAGTTTACAGCGTATAGCTGAGAATTATCAGGACAATGGTATTACGCTTAATAACATAACTGTTAACGATGTTGATAAGTCTAAGACCGGTTCAGGCGAGACGGATGTTTTTGATTTTACCACCATCCCCTACTATGGCGCTGATGATATAGGGTCTAGATTCACTCAGATGGGTCGTGGTATAGGGCGTATGAGAAGCGAGGGATATGGTGATTTATCCACTGGGGCTAAAACAGCTAATACGATAACCACCATAGCCTCAGGAATTAGTGGTATCATGGGGTTGGCTCGTAACGTGGTTTCTGGGATAGCGTCAGAGAAAGGTACTCGTACTAATATCAGGTTGGCTCAAGATCGTGAGGCTAGGCAAAGAAGGCAATCCCAGATGCAGTACAAGGATGGTGGGGGTGTTTATCTAGGACCTAATAATAGGTTCGATAGCGGAAGCCTTACCGGTGAGTACCTGTATCCGTTACCTAAGTCGATGGAAGATCAAGCCAACGTAGAGGTCGAGAAGGGTGAGTACGTGACGCAGCCCGGAGAGGCGCCGATGGAGGCTATGGGGCAGAAGCACGCCGATGGTGGAACCCCCGTTTCCTTGGAGCAGGGGACGAAGGTTATTACCGACGACACAACCATAGAGCCGGATTTCGCCAAATACATCAGGGATACGTATGGGATCAAAGCCACGCCTAAGGATACGTATGCTACGTTAATGGACAGGTGTAAGGCTAAGATCGGTCTTAAATCAGCTTACGATGATCAGAAAAAGGCGCTGGAGAAGCTGAAGAAGAACGATAAGATAGATGACGAGAATACGAGGCGTTTAAACGCCTCCGTATTATCTAAGGCTATAAATGATAGCAACGATACCGTTAATGGATTAGAGGGAAGATTTACGGACTTCGCTAATGTCATATACAAAGAGCAGGAAGACCGGAAGATGAAGAAGGATGAGGATACGTATTTCGCTAAGGGTGGTGAGATAGATAACATCATATCCAGATCTATGAAAGAATACGGTCTTACGGAGGAGGATATAGCTGAGGCTAAGAAAGAGCTGCTTAAGAAAGTGGCTGGTATTCGCCAGAAGATGGAGATAGGAGGCACGTCTTTGTTCGGTCGTAAATTAACTTTCCGCCCGATCGAGAATAGGTTCAACAATGATCCTAACTATTTCGGTTATCAACGCCAAGGAACTGATGGCTCTTATGGAGGTATTAATACGGATGAGAGGTTGAATTATTATAAGACATTCAATCCGGTCGCTTACGATGCTTATATGGGAGCTTCAGAGGGCGCTAGGGCTAGGGCATTGCAAGACGCTATCTACGGTCAGACAAGTAGCTGGATGGGCTTGGCTACGGCTGAGAACCCGATCATCGCCAACGCCGAGGCGCTTCGGGATTACACGACGCTCGTTTCCTTTGGCGGTGAGGATAGTCAAGGTAATTACCCGGAAGACAAGAAAGCCGCATATCATGATAGGATGAGAGACAATAAATTAGGTTTGTTTACCACATCTCGCCCTATGATCGGTCTAGACGTTGTTACAGAGGAACAGCATAAGGCTCTTAACGATGCTGGTATCACCCATTTTAGTCAACTATTCTCTGACAAGAACAAGGATGTCGTTAATAAGATACTTGGCGAGGATATGCTTAAGATGCAGGCATTGAGATCCATGAAAGGAATGGAAGGTCTTGATTTTATACTTGACCCTCATAAGGTGGCTCCCGGTCCTATGGATATAGGTGATGTGGAGGATCCTGATGTTAAGTTGGATATGCCTGAGCTGATTGATCCTAATACACTCCCTAAGACCAATACAAATGCCAGTACTAACACCGGTAAGACTAATAATGGTAACGGGAACAGGAATATAGTAGGTGGTGGTCTTGACTTTCCTGAGGTGTTCAGGATGACTCCGGGAGCCGTGACAACGGAAGGTCTGGAAAGACATTACGCTCCTACCGTGGACCCGGTGTTGAGATCGGCTGATCAGTATATGGTTGAGGCTAATCGTGCTTTCCAATCACAATTGGATCAGATGGGTAATGTCCCGGATTCCCAGAGAGGGGCTTTATCATCCAATTTACAGGCTATCATGAGTTCCAATATAGGCAGATACATTAATGAGGTAGAACAAGGGAACGTGGCTCAAAGGACTTGGGCTGATAATGTAAACGCCCGGACTTGGACTGATACGTATGATAAGAATATAGCTCAACGTCAGGGTTATCAAAGTCGAATATTACAGGCTTTGGCTAATACTGACGAGAACTGGGCTAGGTATTTTGATAGCGTAAATGACGAGATCCAACAGAAGTGGAATACGGCTACGACCATGAATACATTAAGGTCTATATTCGGGGATGTAAAGATTGGTCCTAATGGACAATTAATCGCTGATCCTCAAGGAGATATATTGAGTTATAGGAGATTATATCCTGCTCAGGAAGTAACTAAAGGCAAGAAAGGATAAAGGATGGCTTCACAATATAGTATATTAAGGAATTACGGCAAGTATGTATCGCCCTACAACATGGATGTCATGATGCAGGGGATGGGGTACATGCAGCAGAAGATAGATACCAATCGGCAGGCTATAAACGAGTATGCTGATTATATTATCAATTCTGACATTATAAAACCTCAGGACAGGGAATATCTTCAGAACAGGTTAAATGGGCTGATACAGGATGTGAATAACGTGTATCGTAAATCTAATTTGGCTTCCGACGGTATAGCCAGAAGCATACAGGCTCGCCTTGGAGAAGCTCTGGATACCCGTGTGTTGAATGCTATTGCCGGTACTAGGGAGTATAGATCTTTCTCGCAGAAGATCGAGGATATGAAACTCAATAATCCAAAGCAATATAGTGCTATAAATGAGGCTGTCGCTTTGTTGCCATTTTATGAATGGGTTAATGACGGTCAGGTTGGGACAAGGATGAATCCTATTCATTATACTCCTTATACGGATTATAATGAGGAAATGAATAAGATGATGAAAGATTTCGTTAGTCTTAATAAAGGAAAGAAGTTTTCTGTTCCTGAAATAGTGGATGGTAAACCTACAGGGAGGATGAGGGATATTACTGTTGATGAGATGAGTCAATCTCAAATTAGATCAATAGCGGCTAGGTCTATATCTCAGAATGCTAAAGCTCAGATGCAGATAGAGGGACAGTATTTAGCCATGACCAATCCTAGCATGTTTAGTGGTATGACTACTGAACAGTTTGTTAATAAATATGTTTCTGGGTTTGACGCTGAAGAGAGCGTTCTTTTAGCCAAGCTCAAAGGGGCGGAGGCCAGCCCTTCCGCTAAGGCGGCTATCGAGGCTTCGTTGCAGGAGGTTCGGGAGCAGCGCCGTGCGTTAGTGGAGGAAGCTACATCCTTTATTGGCAACAACATGAATCCCGCTAGGGCAGGGGAGTTTATTGTCCGTAACGAGTTTCTTGATGGTGTATCTGCTAGATGGTCATACAATAATTCATCAGAAAGTTATAGTGCGGATGATTATTATTTTAAAGTAAGAGATCTTGATTTCAAGGAGCGGGAGTTCTCATGGAGACAAAAATCCAAGGAAATAGATCAGAATCTTAAGCTTAGGGAGATAATGACTAAAGAAGGTGGTAACAGTCCCGGCGCTTCTTCAGGTGTTATGATTGAGCTAGAAAAAGTTCAGCCTAATGTCACTCCTGAAAATATATTTGACAATCAGTATATTCAGAATGAAAACAATATATCAACAGGAGAGAAGGATTTAATATCGTCTTTAAACCCTGTTGATTTACGAGGTATAGAGAACGATATACAAAACAATCCCTCTATATATCCAGGTGGTGTTAATAGTGAGAATATTATGGCATGGATTACCAATAACGGTGGCGGGTCTAGTTCTGTGTTATCATCACCAGAAAAGGTAGGTAGGTATGAGGCCCTTATGGCGGCGAATGATAATAGGAAGAAATATAGTAAGATAATGGACGAGGAAGTTGATTATCTTACGAATGCTTTTGATGTCGCTACGAAGAATATCCTTAATGATGCTATCAAAGATCAAAACTATGTTACTGGTGGTATTGATACATATACTGATAATGGTATGGTTAACGCAAGGGATGTTGGTAAGAATGGAGCGGTTATTGGAGGAAGGGAGTATTCTCCGGAAGATGCTTTGAAAGTTTCTTCTATAGTTGGATTGATAAGCGAAAACATCAACTACACGGATAGGTCTATAGCTAATATGGAGTTGATGAGATCTTATATAAATCTGTTAAATAGATATTCGGGAGAAAATTTCACTTTGGATGATATAGATAATATAGCCAAAACTTATAGTCGTGTAGATAATCCAATAATGAATAGTGATGATGCCAATATGACTAATAGGGATAAAATGATCAAGATCATAGGTAAGAATATGTCTAGAGCTGATGGCCCTACGCTCAGAAGGGAATGGTCTTCTTCCAATGTAGGTCGTAATATAGCTAAGGCTGTTCAGGATTCTAAAACAGTCTATGAAAGAAGATATGATGAGTTTGCTCCAAGATCATGGTCATTTTCCAATTCTACCAACGCTTCTAAAGAGGATAGGCGTATGCATGCTAAATTAGAGAGTCTGCTTTTGGCGAGAGCCGGTTTCTTGAATAAAGATAAAGATAGTAGACTTAATAATTATATATTGTATGCTCGTCCTACAGATAATCCTAATACATTTGATTTGGTAGCTATGGCTGGTGGAAAGAATATCGCTACGGTTCAAGTTACTAAAGAAGAATTAGATAGTATGGGGTATAGTTTGTATGAAAGGGAAAGAAATGTGAGATCGGAAGATTATGAATCCAAGATCATTCCTGTGTCTTTTTCTGCTACAACCAATAGACCTTACCAGAAATGGGCGCAGGCTAATTCGCTTGGCGCTTTCGCTACTGTCGAGAATGCGGCGGAGGAGGCTTCTAGGATGGTTGATAAGTATGATATTCAGAGTAATGATCTAGCTACATCTGAGCTTAATAAGAGGGCTATTAGGATAATTAATACGGTTTTGAGGAATTACAAGTCGTATGATGTCAAAGCTAAGGGATTCCCAGGAGGGGTTGAAGTTGGTATTTATTTCCATGGTCAAGCAAAGACTGGGACACCGCTTAAGGTATTAGAGTATAATACTGATTATGCTGATAATATCATGAAAATCATAAATATGTGTCCTCAGATGTATCTTACTCAAGCTGTAGTTGAGGCTATTAATAAGGATGTTATTGTAAAGGGTAGGGATATTAATGAACAGCATTCTGACCTTAGCAATCTTCTTTCGGTGTTGGATAAAGAGACCATAGATAAAATAGATGGTAAAAATGAACAGCAATAATAATAATGATATGGGTAATGTGATGAGGGATCAGGGATATTATGTTCCGACTCCATCCATTCCATCCCCTATGATTTCTGGGGACAATATTTCTTCTATCCCTATTCCTGTCGGGATGAGTAGTTCATCGGATATGGATAATGATGTTTTATCCAGGGAAGGAAGTAGAAGCATACCGTCATTGGTTGAGGGTATAAAAAAATCTGTAGAGACATCTTATCATGATGACGTAAGAGCCAGAAACTCGCTTTTCCAGATGATAAATGAGGTAGGTATACCTAAGGGTAATTATGATATAACTGGGAGCAGGATCAATCTTCGTGATTCAAGATATAGGTTATCAACAGGTGAGTGGATTCCTAAATATGAGAATTATATCAATAATATAGATAATGACGATCGTCTATCGAGAAGTCAAAGTGGTTGGGAGAAAACTTATAGAGGATTAGGTAAGTTTATTTATAAGTCTGCTTTGTATGGAATAGGTGGAGTAGGTCAGTCTGTTTATGGATTAAAGGAGCTTGTTACAAAAGGGACGTTATCAGCTATGTATGATAACAGTTTTGCCAGATGGTTGGATGATATGGATAAGCGTGGTGATTATACGCTTAATCATTATTACAGTAAGGAGGAGCGAGATGCCGGATTTCTTAAAAGTATGTTTACAACCAATTTCTGGACAAATGATCTTTTGTCGGGGGCTGCATTTACGGCTGGGGCTATCTTGTCGTCTTATGCTTTCGCTGGCGCTGGTCTTATGAATGCCGCCCGTATGGGGGCTAGGATAGGAGCGACTGTCGCTGGATTAGGTAGGGCTGCTTCCGCCACGAAGAGCGGGTTTAACTCCATGCTGAGGGCCGCCCGCATAGGACGAGGCATAGGCAAGGGTTTGGACAACCTAACCTTTATTGGCACGTCAACGCTTTGGGAGGCTTCGGTAGAGTCAAGGAGTGGGTTGATGGAGTCTGAGGAAAACTTCAAGCAGGCTTACAGAAATGCCTATGGTAGAGAAGCCTCGTATGAGGAGCTTATGAGGTTCAGAAATGACAACGTCGATGCCGCCAATACTATATTTGCCGCTAATATCGGTATTCTTACATTGTCTAACATAGCTATGTTCGGTGATATGTTTGGTATGGATCTTGGTGTGGATAAGTTTATAAAACGCGATATATTTGGCGTAGGCGCCGAGAGGATGGATAACGGGACATTGAGGGCCATAACGCCTAAGAAATGGCAGAAAATAGCCGGGAATACGTTCAATATTATCAAGCGCCCAGTGTCAGAAGGTCTTTATGAGGAAGGTCTTCAGGGAGTGGCTAGCAAGTCCGCCGAGGATTGGGTAGAATCAAGATACAATCCTATGGCTATCCGGCAGAATATAGGCTATATGGAGGCTATAAAGAACGGGTTCAAGGAAACATACGGGTCTAGTCAAGGCTGGAAGGAGATCGGCATCGGTATGATTATCGGATCGGTTATGGGTGGAAAGACCTTTGGAGGTATAAAGGAATGGAGCCAAGACATGTCCAGGAACAAGGGGATGGTGGATGCCTACAACGCCAATGCTGGCGCCTTGACTACCGCCGCTATCCGTGCTATTCGTGGCAGTATGGCTCTGAACGCTCAATTATCAGGCTTGAAAACGGATAATAACGCTGACGATATACCTAATTCTAGAATCATAGATAAGACTTTTAGTGACGCCGTATTCAATCGTCTTCGTTATGATTCGGAGATGGGGATGCTGGATGATACGAAGGAGAATTTCAGGACGGTAGTCGAATCTATACCTAATAGCGATATAGCGTCCGATATGAATATGACGGATGAGCAGGTCAATGAGTATAAAGCCGATCTTGTCAACGAGTTTAATAAGAAGGTGGATAATTTCATTATGGCCAACAGATTCGCCGACTCACTTACTGAGGGTATCCCGAACAGGTCTTTTAACGCCTATATCTCCAATATGGCTTATAATGGCCTTGAGGCGAAGGATAATTTGAACGATATTGCCAATCAGTTAAGAAGGATATACAATACGGATATAGGTCCCGCTCTTGATATATATTCTCGTCTTAATCCTGATTCGAGCAGGGATCTTGAAGAACTCAGGAAGCTTACGGATGATATACAGAGGATGGAGAAGAATATCTTGAGGCTTCAACAAAGTGTCGCGTCGAAGGACGCTCTTGAATCTGATAAGGCTAAGTTGGTCAAGGAGAATGATAGGCTTCTTAAATTAACAGAGGATAGGATCGCATTGGAGAGGAAATTAACTACGTTAATTAACTCAGAGGCTGATATATCTAAGTTGTTCTTAAATAGAAATGATTCAAGGATCAGTGCCGCTGATCTTATGGCGGCTTATGATACTATAGCTGATTTTGAGAACGTCGTATCTATCCGTGGGGTTGATAATTATAAGGAGGCTATGGCATTGCTTAGTGAGTATCGTCATAATCTTGTGGCTTATAAGAATATAAACGAGTCTCTTCGTCGTATGCGTGACAGAAGATTCATCCGGGCGCAGGAGCGCGGGTTCATGAAGATATTATCGAACGTATGGGGTAAGACTTATGAGGAGGATGATAGCAAGTATGATTTCAGGAATACTGATAATCCTGAAGCAAACGCCCTTTACGCTAATGATCAAGCCATAGACAAGGCTTACCAAGATGGTCTTATAGGAGAGGATGAGGCATTTATGTTCAAGACATATAATCATATGATAGCCAGATCTATGGAGAACGAGATTAAGACCGATGAAGGTAGTATAGTCGAGAGGGTTCCTGATGATGAGGATATCATAAATCCTTCTGACGATAGAATCAATAATATAGCTATAAAGATATGGAACGGTAATGAGGATGTCTTATCTCCTAGGGAGAGACAGATATATGATAATAACAAGCCTCGTGTCGATAGTCTAGTTAACGGGTTTGGGGATAATCCTATTTCAAGGATCAATAAGGCTAGATCGATAATAGATAGATTGAAGATCCATGATAATATTTATGATAATATCAAGGACGCTGTTGATGATATTGTAGATATGAATATCAATGGTCTTGATCAGGATCAGGTTAAGGAGGCTATAAAGACCTATAACGATCTTATGGATGAGGCTGACAATGGCAATGAGGTTGATCAGGATAAGCTTAATGAGGCTATTGATATTATCAATAATTATTCCGATGGGCCTCTTCTTCAATTCGTGGAATGGATGAGGTTGTATGATAACGGAAGTATAGCTGTCAAGGATTACGATAAATCCATACCTATGGGTGATGTCCTCACAGAGAGCGAACCCGGGACATCCACCGGCAGGACGGAAGTTAACGCCGCCCAGAATCCGGTGGTGTTGATGGCTCAGAAGAGAGAGATCGGTGGGGTTATGTATTATGAAGTTGGCGGAATGAGACTTGACAGGTTTATGGACAGTCTTGGGCTTAAAAGATCTGATGCCACTGATACTGATAATGGAAGGGTGATGGATTTCACCAACGGAACCGACATATTTACTGTTATAGAGTCGAATAACCACTCAAGATGGATGATTAGCGAGGATGACGCTCAGGCTTTCGAGAACGCTACCGGTGTCATATTGGGGCGGCAAACCGCCTTGTCGACCTCCATCTGGTTTATGGTGTATCGCAAGGGGCAGGATGGATCTATTGTCCCTTATTATACGGGTGATACGTTTGGGTCTAACAACGAGTCGGTGAATCAGGAAGCAGCGGCTAGCCTTCGCAAGGGTGATATGGTAAGGTTTAAGATGGATATGTCAGATCCATACACCAAGGGACTGTATGATAAATACAATAGTCTTAACGCCGTTGATCCTAATTCTGATGAGACTAAGTCGGCTTACAGAGAGCTGGTTGATAATATGGTTATTAAGATCGTGGATAGCGATGGCAATTTCGTCTCGGTACTGAAAGCCAATGACCCGGATTCAAAAGGAAGTAACGCTGATTTAAGGAGTATGGCCTTTGAGTTGTATAGGGATAATGTAGGATCTGTCGCTGGCGAGATTGATATACCGTTCGTAGGCACAGTCACCAGTGTTTTGCCGGGAAGACCTAATTTTAGCGTAAGTGATGATAATGGGACGTTGATGGTATCCGAGAATGACTTTACCAGCGAGACGGTCGACAAGGTAGAGAGCGTAGGATATATAGAGAACGGGGTGGTTACGATGAGGGATGATATTAAGTATAATATATTCCCGTTCTGTACGGCTATCGTCAGGGACAAGTATGGTGATTATAAAAATTCACGTATCCCGGTCGTAGCTATAAAGACAGGAAATGGAAGAAATTACCTGTACCCCGTAAGATTGAAAAATCAGGATATATCGTCATTCTCATCCATGATCGGATCGATGGCTGATAGGATTACGGAGGGTCTAGGCGGAGGCGTAAGTATTGATGATATAATGGATCTTAATAACGCTATAGCCAGATCAGGGTTGGATAATAAGACATATATGATTCCGCTGGCGGGAGACGTGGATGTTATCAAGAACCGGCTTGAAGCTGTCAAGGAAGCGGTTAGCAGGATGCCTATGACCGCTGACATAAGAGGATGGATAGGTGATTCCAGAACTAAGGAGGATATTTTGATGAATGACGTTACGATCAACATCGATCTTAACAACGATCCTTTCATAGCTCCTAAGTTTAGGATGAGTATCAAGGAGAACAAGGTATCCAAGGAGGAGACGGAAGTCTCGTTCCCTAACCTGCCGGATCTGCCATCGGAGTTCGCCTCGCCTACGAAGGCTGCCGAGGACAAGTCTTTGGTTTCCGACGGTAACGTAGTATCCGGAGAAAATGAGGCGGAAAATCCTTGCTAAATAAAATATCTTGACTTATCTTTGCGGCGTCAGTCCATCACCTGACGAGTAAGATATTTAAAAGTTGGTCCCTGTCGGGTGTGTGATGGCCCCGGTGGGGACTCTTTATATTATGCAATTAGATGCCTTTTTACATCGGAAGATCATGCAAGACCTACGCATCCAGCGAGTAAAGGTCTTGATGATGCTATACACCAGTAACTATTTTGTCAAGGTCAGACAAAAGCAGTTGCTTGATCATACATACTCATTAAGTAGGGATCAGGCTTTTGATTATATGACTGAGTTCAATAAAAGACTTAGTGATAAGGTTGGTATAAAATGTACGATGGATATCCTTTTACCTACCGATGATGATAATGCTAACATCATAATCGAGCACAATGGTATTATCAAGAAGTTGATGAAGGAAGCCGAGAAACTGGAGCTTGATACTGATGCTATCGAAGCCATGATGCGTGATCTTCTTGATGAGTTGAAGGATGATATTGATCTTAATATCCTGATATTTGACGTAAGCCAGTTGCTTATAAAATACAATCTATTTAGGTTGGATGCTATAACCGAGCAGGAGTTCAAGAACTCTTTTGTCAGGATGGATAGTAGGAATATGGAGATAAAGAAACTAACTTTATCTGATATCAAGAAGGTGGTGGAGATGATAGAGGATAGGTATAGCTACGCTTTATATATGACAGAGGAATATGGCTGATTACATTTTTTGTAAAAATATCTCCTGTTTGTTTGTAGTTTCAAAATAAGGTCTTATATTTGCGGTGTCCATCCGTTATTGGGCCATAAGAAGATATTAACTCGCCTAGGCGTAGGCGATAGATGAGGGCTATTGGTGGAATAACGGACGCCAACGGCCCTTGTTGTTTTGTATTATGTGTAATATTGTTTTGAGTGATGACTTATCTATCAGATCGTATTTTGAAAAGGTTTTAAATCTAAGTAAACTTGGTGATAAATTCCCTGTTAATTTAGATGATGTATGGCCATTGGTTTATTCGGCTAAGGAGAAAGCTGTTAGAGCTTTAGTAAGTAGTGATCAGTTTATGCAAGGTATTGATTATGAGATTTTAGCCACAAATGGCGAAAATACGACAGTAGGAAGACCTGTAAATGTTTATATGATTTCTATATCTTGTATGGAGTATTTTATAGCTAGAAAGGTTAGATCTGTATTTAATGTTTACAGGGATGTTTTTCATAAAGTGATAAATAAAATACCATCTAGCTATTCGGAGGCTTTACGGATGTATGCTGATGAGGTGGAAGCTAGAGAAAGGGCTGAAAAAGAAGCTAAGCTTGCATTAGAGGCTAAAAGGATATCTGATAACATCATCAAAGAACAGGCTCCTATGGTTGAGTTTGCTAAGACAGCCGAAATAGCCCAAGAGACAGATATGTTGATCAGAGAGGTTCGGGAAAAGCTAGAGGCTCATGGATATGATATAGCGGAGAAGAATCTTCGAATATTGCTTGAGGATAAGAAGTTCTTCGCTAAGACCGGTAAGAGGTGGTTGCTTTCCCAAAGGATGATAGACAGCGGTTATGCTCGTTATAGATATCGTAATGATGACGAGTTCTACGGCACTAATACTGTCTATGTGACTCCTAAGGGATTTCAGTGGATTGTGTCTAAGATATCTAAAGAATGGATGCCTAGGTTCTTGGAATTGAAAGGCAGGGTTCTGAGTAGATCAGATAAAGATATTTTCGCTAAACGATAAACTCCATTTTTTATAATTTAGGATTGAGTTTTTGCCTGTTCGTGAGGATCGGCAAAAAGATTTGCACTTTTCGGAGAAACATAAGGTTTGTTATTATGTTGTTATTTTGGTGTCCCGTCCGCTCGTGAGAGTAGGCGGGATTTTCTATCTTTGTGTCAAAACGATTTAGTAATGGGTAGATCTTGTTATGTTATAAAAAATAAGGAGGGTGGGATAGATAATGTCCTTGCCCCTAATAACCAACCATCCGGATTATACCAAAGGGCGATGGAGGTGCTTGGCGACCAGAAGCAGGCCTTATCGGTCTGGGGTACGGCCTACTCCCCCGACTTCGTGTCTTTCTTTGGCGATTGGATGTCCATGCCATCAGAATATGATCTGGATAGTAATGGGGAACCTAGGTATGATGATGTCATGTCCTTTATCAAGCGGAAGAACTATTTCGTCGGTAATTTCATGGCCGATGAGGTTAAGGATATCAATAACACCCTTACTTCCTTGGGGGTTGATAATATCAATGATCTTAATGATATGATCATATCCAATTTCCTCTCCGGCGGTGATATATTCCTCAATAGATACAATCTTGATAGGTCCGGGATGTATGACGCTGATGAGATTGATAATATCATGACCAACAGATCAGCGTATGAGCGGGTAAGGGATATGATGAGGAGGATTGTCGATTTTATGTCTGACGGGGATCTTAATGAGAAGGATATGTATTTCCTATCCTCCGAGTCAGGTCTTGGTGATGATTATATGATATATGAGGATACATATGACTCGTTAGGGAAGAGAAAGGTCTTGAATCCAATAGAGGTAAGGGATACGATCATGAGGGCGGTAGGCGGTATCAGCGACCGCCGGGAGTTCGATCAGGCTTTCACCTCCATCCCCTACCCTTCCTTGGCACTCCGGTATCAGGAGGATCAGGATTACGCAGATCGGATGTATGACACGTATCGTAATATGACCCGTATGGAGGTTCGGAGTCAGGACGGAAATACGATTACCGACTCGTACTTCAATAGTACCACACCGTATATCAGTATGCCTAAGGATATGAAGGGTCTAAGGGATAAGGTTGGGGAGATAATCGATATGGATGATTTTAAGGACATCAAGGATGTTGCCGGACGTCTGCATGACATAGCCATGGATCTTGCCGACATGGGCGTGGATATAAGCGAGGCGATCAGCGATGAGATGGTTATATCCAGACCTGAGGATATCCGTGATCTTATGGCGTCGCTGGACGTCATGTTGTCTTCCATACAGGCCGGCAATTCGGTATACGATAGCTTTATCTCCGATCTTGATAGGATAACAGGAAAAGGGAATCCGATATACGAGGTTCAGGATACTTATTCTACTGGGGATAGGATGGTGTATGTAAGGTCCGGGAATACATCCCCTTCCGATATGTATGATAGGAGCATGTTGTATATGGGTAGGAATACGTACCATAACACGGCCCCGATAACCGACACCGATCAGGCCTATGAGATGTTGGCCGATATCGGGATAGAGCGGCCCTCGTACTTGCCGGCTGGCGTGGTTCCCGCCGGGGCTTCCCGTTCTGATATTGGTGTGGTCAAGGATAACATAAAGAAGCTAGTTATGTCCAACATCTCATCCTCGAATACCGAGAACATGATCCTTACCAGATTAATATACCAACATCCCGTGACTCCTGAGATGGATGATGTCGATATTGATCGAGAGTTCAGGAGATACGAGGCTAGGCAGGGAAAGGATCGGGATTTTATCAAATCCTGTACCTCGTTGAGGAAGATCCAGATCAAGGAAAGGTTAAAAAAATCAGATTTATATAATAATGTCTTACGTTTCCTTGATTTTAATGGATTTTATAATGTATCTTTGAACCACCATGACAGAGGTACGTTAAAAAGCATGGAGATGTCGTTGCCGGAAGGTCAGGTAAGGGATCTTCTGTTTGACGTGGCTATCGAGTCCGGTGACAGTAGCATGAGAAACCTTTTCTATCTGGATAGTCAGGATAGGATGATGGATGCCGGGTTTTACAGGTATCTGTACCAAAGGAATCCGGGCCTGCTCCGGGAGGTCAACGGCGGCGTCGAGGCGAGACCGGACGGTTCGTTCTTGGCTCGTGGGAGGTATGATGATTTCGTGTCATTCCAATCCGGTTTATATGAGAAGGTAGGTGAGACGGTTGATGGTGCGATATACAGGTTCGTTGATGATCTTATATACTCCGATCCATCATCATATCAAGAAAACATGGTACGAAGGATGGGTGATGTTACGGTAAGGAGTGACGATAACCGCCTGTCAAGGATAGAGGATGATCCCTCATCCAGCAAGATAGTTAATGAATACACTGCTAATACAAATAAGTTGATGCGAGATTTTTCGTGTAGTTAATCTCTCTTTGACGTCGTGAGACGTTTTCTTTCGAGCATTGAAACATTGAATTTTATAGATTTGCGATGAATCCGGGTCGTAGTGATACGCTCCGGATTTTTCGTCTTGTATCGGTTCTTATTAATCCCATTTACAAGACATTAAGTACTTTGATGATGACACATATCACGATCTTAGGGCTGTTAATTTTTGAACTTTGTAACGCCCGCCATCAGGTGGGGTTATTATTAATTCAAAAATAAATAGACATGGGTACAAGTGGAGACAAAATCGTTTTGTTAGACGGTATGGGTTCCGGTAGTGGAAGCGCCACTAACGGTTTATTATCTATGATTCCGGGGATGTTCGCCAACTTAATAGGCGGAAATAAGATGGATCCGAACTTGGTAGCGGCTTTGATGAACGGTCGTAACAACCAAGACGGTTTCGGCGGGGCTAACGGTTGGTGGTTGTGGATCATCGTCCTGTTCTGGTTATGGGGCGGCCGTGGCTTTGGCAATGGTTTTGGCAATGGTAATGAGTGTTGCGCTAATGGTCTTCCCGCTCAATTGAATAACGACTATGGTCGTGAGTTGTTGATGCAGGCCATCCAAGGTAATAGAAGCGCTATCGATCAGATCGCTAACGCCTTGAACTGTACTACCACTCAATTGCAAAGCGCTATCTGTAACGTACAAGGCGCTATCGATAAGGTGGCTGGTCAGGTAGGTATGACCTCTCAGGCTGTTATTAACGCCGTACAGCAACAAGGTTGTGAGATCGGTAATCAAATTAGCTCTTGCTGCTGCAATTTGAGTTCTTTGATCAACCAAAGCACTTGCCAGACTCAGCAGATGATCAACAATCAAGGTTATGAGAATCGTCTTGAGACATTGAATCAGACTAACACGTTACAAAACACTATTAATCAAGGATTGACGAACAATCGTGAGCAAGCCACGAGTCGGTTCAATATCTTGAGCGCTAAGATTGATGCTCAAACAACCTTGATTAATGATAAATTCTGTCAATTGGAAATGCGTGAGATGCAGAATACGATCAATCAGTTGCGTGATGAAAGGTCGGCTTACCAAGCCTCCGCGTTGACTCAGCAACAGACTCAGAATTTGATCAACCAGTTGAGACCTACCCCTGTTCCGGCTTATCCTTCATGCTCTCCTTACCAGACTTATGGATGGGGTCAAGCATTTTATGGAGGTAATTACGGATGTGGGTGCAACAATGGATGCTGCAACAACGGAAACGCCGCTATTTAACTCTATAAAGGAAGGAGGCTATTATGGCTTGTGTTTCTAAAATAGGGTCTCTTTATGAGTTGGTCACGAAGAACGTGGTAGTGACTACTACCAACACCATCTTCGGCATCAACCCAAGGATATGGCTGTCCTTGCCATGCGAGGGCCTTCTGCTGCTGAAAATCCGGCAGGTGGTTCCGACAACAGGCGAGACATTGCCAGTACAGATAGCTGTCCCAGCGAATAGCACCGTATCCACGGTAGGTGATGACACATGCTGCCCGGTAACCGGCGTGGCTGTGGTGAACCCGATCAACGTGGCTGTGACCGGAGCGGCTATGGTTAACAACACCGAACGCCTTGTTTATTTCAATAAGGTAAGGGGTGTATTGAGGCTCATGGATTGCTGTGTGCCTACAACTTCCGCCTCGGCGTCGGAGACGACTGTTGATGAGGAATAGGTTAGATTGGATGTCTAATGGGAGGGTATTCCCTCCCGCTTAAAAATCGAGATATGTTTAGAGACTTAAAGAAAGGATTTCAAGTATATACGCTGGATACGTCCGATGTTCCGGTGTTCAGGATGGGGAATGTGGTTAACGTGTCCGAGCCTAGGTTCCAGCAACCCCAGATGGGTCAGATGGGGCAATATCAGCAACTACAGGATAGGGTGATAGACCTTACCGTGGAGATAAACGGGTCTTCCATGACCTATGTCGTACCGGAGAGCAGGGATGTCGCTATGTCCAATAACATAACTTTGGCCTGCTCGGTCGATCCGATCATGAACCAGCTTAACGCCGCTAAGAGAACCAGCTCCGATATTCTCGATAGTATCGATAAGCATAGGAGGACGCTAGAGGCTTGTGATTCGATCCTTGAGGAAATCAATCCGGCTTTTAAGCAGACTAAGGATCAAGACCGGAAGATCAAGAATCTTGAGGAGAAAGTCGATAGGATGGGATCCTCTTTCGATGAGCTAAAAGAGTTGTTAATTAAAAAATTAGGTTAAGATGAGAGTTATAGATTTAGGCGGCGGTCACGATGAGGACTACGATGATGAGATCTACGATCGTAGAGGCGGCCGTGGACGTAGCAGACGTTCGGATGGGACTTACATGGGTTATGGTGGTGGAATATATGACCATTATGGCAAGGAGCATGACGGCAGAATGGATGAGCTAGAACGCCGTGAGCGTGATCTTGAAAGACGCGAGAGGGAGCTGGAACGTGACGAGCGTGAGCTTGAGAAACGCGAGAGACTCCATGAACGTGAGGACGAGATGTATCGCAGGGGATGGTTCGGTGAGCGTGGCATCCGTGACGAGTTCGATGGTACCGAGCCGTATATGCGCAGGGGACGCAGGAGTCGTTACTACTGAGGAGCAGACGCCGATGACCCGGATTATAAGCGGTATATAGACACCCATGGATATCACTTTTCCAAGGAGCTGGCTAGGGAAGCCGCTGACAAGATGCTTAACGCCGACGGGTCCAAGAGAAGATGGACGATGGAGGACGCTAAGCAGATGTTCGATAAATGCGGGGCTAAGAAACCTGATAACGCCACTTGGGGAGATATCCAATATCTGTTCGCTATGTTCTATAGCGATTACTTTCCTAAGGTATTGGATTGCGACCAGAAAATAGTCAAGGCTGTCTTGGCTTATCTGGAAGACCCTGACGCCCCGGAAGGGACGGCGTTCGTAAGGTATCTGGCGGTGCGGTGCTTCGTCGGTGACACAATCAAATGGAGTGATATGATTTAGGTTTGATACAACGTTGGAGAACCCTGTCGGCAATAGAATACCGATAGGGTTTCTTTTTGACCGTAGCTTTATTATGATTACATTTGTTCGAGGTAGATCTTTTGTTCATAGGAAGGGTGGGCGGGAATGAAAAAAGGCATCCTCACGGACACCCTTCCCCTTTGGTTGAAAATCACTTAAAACATTATGAGTTACTACACCGCAAATATAGATAATTAAATACAAACTGCAATGGGTAAGGGGTATTATTGGATAGAGCCAGTGGATCAGACGTTAAATGATTTCCAATTTTATAAGGCACGTATCGTAGGCGATCCTGAATATGACGAGAAACATCATCGTGTTATATTGAGGACTGATAAGTATTTCCCTGTCGGAAGTATCTTCCATGTCTTAAAAGACCCAGAGATGTTTGTTATAGAGAGGAAGTTTAAGACATGGGGGAATAAGTATGTCGTTAAGCCTTGTGAGGGTGAATGGGAATGGGAGTCTGTCCAGAAACTTAAAGACAAGGCTATTATATTCCGTAGCGGATTCCTGCACGGGGACGGCAGTTTCTGACACTTACCCGTATCTCCCCCCCCCCCTCGATTTCTTGGTATTTATGTATATAACTATATTTGAGCAAAAAATAAGTTTGATATGGAAGATTTTCAAGGTAAATACAATGGTAAGCAGATAGATCAGCTTTTGGATAAGGCTAATGATATTGATCTTACCAAATATGCTCTTAAGACGGATAATGCCCCTACCGCCACGAAATTACAGGCGGCTAGGACCATAGCGCTGTCCGGGGCTGTTACCGGTAGTGTCTCATCGGACTTCGGAGGCAACGTAACTATCTCCACGACATTGGCCAATTTTGATGCCTCTAAGATCGCATCCGGAACCATCAGCATAGATAGGTTACCTAAGGCGGCTTTGGAGAGATTGGTCGTGGTAGCTGATGATACGGCTAGATTCGCCCTTACCACCGCTACGGCTCAAAGCGGTGATACGGTAAAGGTCACGTCTACAGGTAAGATGTATCTGATAAAAGACGAGTCTAAATTGAACAGTGAGGATGGGTATGAGCCTTACACGGCCAGTCAGGCTTCCTCCGTGCCTTGGTCCGGGGTTACGGGCAAACCAAGTACCTTCACCCCTCCCACGTCCTCCGCTACCGTTCTTGGCGGTATTAAGGTAGGATATACGACTTCTGGGAAGAACTATAAGGTGCAACTGGATTCGTCCGGCAACGCTTACGTTAACGTTCCGTGGACGGATAATAACACAACGTATAATGAAGCCACGGCCGACACCTTAGGATTGGTTAAGATCGGCTATGTTTCTAATGGAAAGAACTACGCTGTGCTATTGGCTAATGGCAAGATGTACGTCAATGTCCCTTGGACTGACAGTAACACGACTTATACCCAAGCTACAAGCGATAATCTGGGTCTTGTTAAGATCGGGTATTCAGCTAACGGAAAGAATTACCCGGTAGCTCTTGACGGAAATGGTAAGATGTATGTGAATGTTCCGTGGACGGATACCAACACGACATACACCAATATGGGAGCCGCTTCTGCCTCAGCGGCGGGAAAGGCAGGTTTGGTCCCCGCACCTGCCGCCGGAGCGCAAGCCAAGTATCTTCGTGGTGATGGGACATGGCAAACTCCTCCTAACACCACATATAGTAACATGGGAGGAGCAACGTCCTCAGCCGCAGGATCGGCGGGATTGGTACCCGCTCCGGCCGCCGGCAAGCAAGCCTCCTTCCTTCGTGGCGATGGTACGTGGGTGATTCCGACAAATACCACATACGCCAAGGCCAATACCACAACCTTAGGATTGGTGATGATCGGATATGCTGAGAATGGTAAGAATTATCCGGTAGAGCTGGATAGTAGTGGTAAGATGTATGTCAACGTGCCTTGGACGGATACTAATACAACGTATGGTGTTGTAGGAGCTAACGGGTCCACGGGGTTGGTCAAGAACGGCAGTACCGTGACAAGCGCTTCCGGCTATACCGCCTGTCCTATTGTCGGTGGTATCCCCTATTATAAGGATACGAATACTACCTACGCCAATATGAAGGCGGCTACGGCCTCGGCGGCTGGTGCTGCGGGATTGGTACCGGCCCCAGCCGCTGGCAAGCAGGCATCTTTTCTTCGTGGCGATGGAACGTGGGTCGTACCTACCAATACCACATACGGATTGGCCTCTACTACAGCTAACGGCTTGTTGAGACAGCTTAATGGCAGTACATCCAGTTTCATGCGTGGAGATGGCACTTGGGCTACACCTCCTAACACGACATACGCCGTGGCCAATGAGTCTACTAACGGTTTAATGGCGGCCGCCGATAAGAAGACCATGAACAGGCTTATAGGGGTTAATACGGTCACGACATTAGCTAACCTGCCTATTAGCAAGAGAAGTATCACGGCTACGTTATCAGCCGCTACGACCTTATCCGTGGCTTCCGGCATGCAGGTAGGGGAGGAATTGATGATCAGGTGCGTCCCGTCGGCGGCCTTCACGCAGGCTATACCCAACTCCGGGGCTTATGTAAGCATGAGTGGTACTTCTATAACCACTACGGCTAACAAGCCTTTCGAGATAAATATCTGGTGTTACGCTTCAGGTAAGTATAGTATCGCCGTTAAAGAACAAGATTAATGATATAAGATATGAGCTACGTATATATAAACAGGGAAATATATCCCAATCAATTAGTTCAGGACGATCCGCTTGATGATAATTACGCCAAGGGCTATAGTTATGATGATTACATTAACGGGAATCCCGCCCCATGGATAGAGCTTGGGGAGGAGCAACTGGCGTTCAAGGAGGCTAATCCTAAAGCTACGGTTAAGGAGATTATCGAGGCTAAATTGGATGACTCAAGGCTTCTTAATGAGGAGAAATCGGCTAAGTATGAGGAGATCAGGACTTATGAGAATAATAATCTTCATGAGTTTTTCTTGGATGACCAAAATATCTATATCCCTGAATATGATAGGCGTAACGCTTTGGCTGATGGGGCTATAGCTGGTAAGATAACGATCATGGGTCTGAAGTTTGATATGACGGAAGGCAAGATCTTGATCGGGATGATGGATAAGTATGATAATGATCTGATGTCGGCGTTAGGAGCCAAACAGAGGGAAGTAAGCTTAGCCACTACCGTAGAGCAGGTGAGGGCTATTGACGCTCAGTCCGGCTATCCTGATAAGGTAAGTGTTACCACGGCGTACATCCAGCAACAGGCGAAGGAGAAGGACGCTTCTGATCCCCAGAAAGTAGCTGCCAAATTCTCTAGGATGGTAGTTAATAATAAGGCCATATCTTTATCTTCTAACGAGAAATTGGATATTAAGGTCCTATTCCCTATATGGGGACAAGAGGGAGCGGAGTTCGGGCTGTCGGTGGATGCCGGATTCTGCCTCAGGGTGGTTAAGGACGATACGGATATCCTTTATGAGGTTATTCAACAACATACATTATCAAAGGAATGGGAACCCGGATTGGATACGGCTTCCTTATACAAGGTCATTGATAAGGAGCATGCCGGGACCATAGGGGATCCTATCCCGTATTTCCCTCCAATGGAGATATTCAAGGATAAGTATTATATCCAGAACGCTGATGTATATAAGTGTACTAGGGATAGCGGAACTCCTCTTAGTCATAATCTAAAGGACTTAGTAGGGTTGTATGTTGAGGTTGTACAGGGCTAGTCGTATCTACCCCCCCCTATATTTGGCTTGTGATATGATACAAGTTATTTTTGGCATAATAAAATGACATTTGTAAATATATTTAAGTATGGCATCACAAAAATTTGGTTTCGTAACCGTCGACCCAGTATCGGGATCAGGAGATCAGGCGGTTAATTTTTCCGGTGAGAAACACACCGGTCGTCTTCAACGCACTATCAACCTTACGGTCACCACGAACGGCGGGGCTAAGAAGGCGTTGGTAGTTAATCAGGCAGCGGCTGCTGAGGTGGTAAGATCAGACAGCCCTAACGCTTCCGTACAAAAGACAGGCGGTAATGTTACCATCACCGGTAAGTCTAACAGTACTAAGCTTACGTTCGCGGTCACGCCGGCTGAGGAGAACGGGCTTACGTTACAGCTCCCGGCTAACTACACGGCGGCTGGAAAGACTACGGCTAACGGAGCGGTTATCGCCGACGATCCCGGAGCCGCTGGCGAGTTCGTTTGGAGCATCACGATCTCGGACGTACCGGCCAACGTCACGATCGAGGAACTGACAGCTACATTGAAGGTAACTGCCGCTGGTGGCCAGACAGCCAACGTGACGGTAACTCAAACCGCTGGGGACTCTACTATCGAGCTTGACAAGGAGACCATTAACTTGGATGTAAATGGTACTCAACAGACGGTTAACGTAACATCTAATGACAGCTGGACATGGGCGCAAGCTGCGACTAGGACCGTATTGAAAATGATGGGACGATAATCAGTTTCTTTTCTCTTACTCAGACCCCGATCGACTTAAGCCGGTTGGGGTTCTCTTGTTTTATTATCTTTGTGAGTAGAAGATAACTAAAGGATATAATTATGAGTGATTTGAATGTTAATTGGAAGGACGGGGTAGGCGAGGTAACGGACCAGCCTCTGACCGTCAGCCCGGGGTCCGGGACCGGTAGCGCCCCCGTTTCCTTTGGCTCGGTGATGAACAACGGTCTTGATCGGACTCTTGAGCTGGAGATAACAACTCCAAAAGGTATTAAGAAGACGCTCACGGTGAATCAGGAGGGATGCCGGCAGGCTTATATTACGAGTGACGGCAAACGATGGCTGACTAGCGACAATCGGGTGTATGGGGTTTTGAAAAGCGATGCTCCGTGCGAATGCATAGGTGATTGTCCTTGATATTTTGTTTTTACGAATTTTGTAATTACATTTGTGGCGCATGTCCATCACCATGCTTTTCGTCGCTAATTTATTATAAGGGATACCGGTCTGTGATGGGATCGGCATCCCTCTGTTTTTTAATATGGAGAAGATAAATGTTTTCGATGTTCAGGTTCCTGATGGGAGACAAATCCGTTGTATGTCGTATAATAAGGTTACTTATTTTGATCTTGACGATATATGTAAGTTATGTTTTGACTCATATGATCTACATGATGTGGCTGACACTAAGGTAATGAGTGAGTTCCTGCACCGAGAGGGTGGTCGTTATTGGACTACGATAGATGGCGTAAGGCAGTTGTATCGTAGGATTGAGTGTAAGATGTGTTTTGAGGTTATAGAAAAATTAAAGGGATTATAGTTGAATAAATTATTTATTTCATAAAGAATGTTTATATTTATGGCATAAGATATTAAGAATGAGATTAGTTGAGAGACATATCATAAAAGACAACCGATTTGAGGATGTATGCCTCAAATCCGGGTTGTTGTATAATTATGTTCTTTTCAACGTCAGACAAGGTATATTTTCCGGAGATTACATAAATGAATATGAGTTTTCTACTAAATTATGTAAGGAGAATCAGGTTGATTTTAGGAATCTACCATCAGTAGTGTCCCAACAAGTCGTAGCTCAAGTGTTTTCGGTAACAAAGTCTTGGATGAAATCAAAGAAGGAATATGAGAAGAATCCTTCTAAATTTCTATCAAGACCTAAATTGCCTAAATACAAGAAAGGGAAGAAGCAGAACATGGTAGTTTTTACAAAAAATTCTTGCAGACTGAAAGAAGATGGATGTATTCATTTCATCAAAAACATAATCCGGCCAATCAAAACAAATATAGGAGATAACAAGTTATGTCAGGTTAGAATAATTCCACAAGCTACTTGCTATGTGGTTGAGGTTATTTATGAGAAGAAGGAACAGGATATTAATCTTGATAAGGATAATGTTCTTTCGATTGATTTGGGATTGAATAACTTATGTTCATGTATAAGCGATGTAGGTATCAAGCCTTTCATTGTAAACGGCAAGATTATCAAGTCCTTCAATCAGTGGTATAATAAGAAGAGAGCTAGATTGATGTCTTACATTGGAGATAAGGGTACTTCAAAGAGACTTAGACGGCTAAATAATTATAGGAATTTTTGGATTGAAGATAAAATCCACAAGGTTAGCAGATTTATTGTAAATATCTGTATTGAAAACAATATTGGGAATCTTGTTGTGGGTTTGAATAAAGGATGGAAGAATGGAGTAAATCTAGGGAAGAGGATAAACCAGAAGTTCGTTGAGATTCCATTCTCAAAACTTGTTGAAAAGATATCCTATAAGTGTAAGTTGGTTGGAATAGACTTTCAAGTCCACGAGGAATCCTATACCTCCAAAGTGGATCATCTGGCTTTTGAAAAATTGGGAAAGCATGATGTTTATCTCGGCAAAAGAAAGAAACGAGGCTTGTTTCAAAGCTCTATTGGAAAGCTGCTAAATGCTGATATCAACGGAGCTATTGGGATTGGCAGGAAAGTATTCGGTGATTCTTACATAAGTGGGATAATCGATAGTGGGTTAGCGTTTAACCCTGTTAGAGTAAACATTTTGTGATACGAATGTGAATTTGATAAATAAAATTAATAATTTTAGTAACGTGAGAGAAAAGAAATTTGATTTCGTGATATATCCGTTGGATTTGATTATCACGGTTGGATTAGATTATAAGACGTTGTGTGATCGTTTCGAGAATATGGAACCTGAACACGAGGGGAAATGGGGAGATGAAGATGATATGGATAAGGAGGCGTCTTTCGTGAATTTGGTAAGGGATAGGGACGATGATGATAAATTTGCCATACTTTGGAATTTTTCGAGCGACGATGATTTAATAATGAGAAATATATGTCACGAGTCATTCCATATAGCAATGAGCGTGTGCCAGTTCTGTAATATGTCGCTTGGATTTAAGGTCGGAGAGGATGAACACGCCGCGTATATAGCCGGTTTTGCGGGTCATTGTGTTGGTGAGTTTATCAACAACAAGGATATGGATTAGACTATAAATTCATACAATGGATACAAGAATATCAGCCTCCGCTTATTCGTGGAGGCTTTTTATTTATCTTTGTGAAAAACATTTATTTATGAGCAGTTGCGTAATTAAAAAGAATAAGGAAGGTAAGATAGCCCGTGTCTTGACTCCTTCCGGCGAGGTATCTACCTTGTTCGATAAGATAGCGGGTATAGCCGCCGTAAGTGACCTTAATAAGGCCGCTGAAGCTTATATGACTATTTATAACGATAAGTTCAGGTCTAAGTTCGGAGACTGGACGAGATCCGCACCAAGGAATAAGGAGGCGGCCAGATCCATAAGTGCCAGACTTAGCGCCAGCGAGTGGGGGCAACTTATGTCAGCCAAGGTCCTGTCCGCCATAAGCGACATGGATGCCCCAGCGTTGGCCAGAAGCCTTGGGAATAGCGACAATGTCGTGGCTTATCTTACCTCCGGAGAGGTAGGTGATGTCAATGATATGGCTGTGGTAGATACATCTACGGTACAGGAGGTGGATCTGGATTCCATAAACGAGGATAATATTGGCGATACGATACTGAAAGAGGCGTCATGGGATGATATAAGGGCTATCAGGGAGAATATAGATATTAAGGAGACAGCCCGTATGTTATGGAAGGCCGTGGAAAGCGCTTTTACCGGGCAACGACCTAATATCAGGGTGAAGGGCGGAAATATAGATGGGGAGATCATATTTTCTGGTAATGTCTTGCCGTTAAATGATATTGAAGATTATACGCCCCCATCTTCAAGATTGGTGTATGATTCCGGTGAGCCTCGCCTGTTCTTTAAATCGGATGACGGCAAGATATACGACTCTTACGCCAACGCCATAAAAGGCTCGTCCGGCGGGCGGATCGAGGCCGGGTTCTTGGCCGGCAGTGTCGAGGAGAGCGACGTCCCGTCCGGTACGGCTGACATCTCCTTTGGCTCGTCCTCCATAACCCTTAACAACAGTGATTCGTTCATCCCGGTCCTTGGCATCAGCTCAGATTCTAATATAAGTACCCGTGGAGGGTTTGTCAATTACCTTATCAAGAAAGGTCTGTTGAGCGGGGAGCGTATAAGGCTAGGAGATAGGTATTATCTTACAGGGGCCGGCAACTCCGATGGTCTTAAGATCTATAACGCTATGGATGCCTTGTCTAGGCTAAGGAATAGGTTTGGAAGTCAGTCCTCCGAAATGAACGTATTGGGTTCTATAGGTTTTGATACGGAGGTAAGTAATGATCTTGATCTTATCACGACATCAGGGGAGAAGGTTACGGTAAGCAGATCGGAGATCAAGGGCATGTTAAGGCAAGGTAAGTTTGAGGAGCTTAATAATAAGTATGATGGGTTCATAGAGCTAGCCTTGTCGTTGATGATGGAGGATAACGCCTTGTACGGAAGTAATGTCCGTGGGGTTATTGAGAACGAGAAGGCGGAGGATCTTCAGAACAGGACTGATATCACCAACATCTTATCCACGTTAGGTATCCGTGTGATGGGTATGTCTGAGTATATGGATAAGTATAAGATGCGTAATGGTGTCGAGCCTTCGGCTAGGGCATTGTCCGATATGGCCAATGGGGTTATCGCCTTGGCTGAGGGAGCTACGGTAGAGGATCTTAATGAGGAGGTGGCTCATTTCTTGATCGATACTTACCGTAACCAACAGGAGATTGACGAGGTTCTGGACTCTGTTGTCGGCACGCCATTATGGAATCAATTCGTCGGTCGTTACTATGAGGTGTATGGGAAGGAATACCAAGGGGAGGAACTGGATCGGATGGTGAAGCGGGAGATCCTAGGCAAGACGTTGGCCCAGCGGTTCGTGCCGGGGATGGAACAGGCGGTAGAGGATCTGACCTCGTCCGAGGACTCCCAGCTCTCCTTGTTTGGCAGGATAATCCGGGCTATAAGGAATTTCTTCTCTACTCAAAGATCAGACTTGAATAAGGTTCTTGATAGGATAAAGGAGTCGGCGTTAGCTGATGATCCAAGCGCATTTGACGTGCTTCTGTTAAAGGATAGCGACCATCTCATGTACTCATTATCGGATGTTGATGTGGCTAATAAGTTGATCAAGAACGGTAGGTCATTGGAAAGGCTATACACCAGATTGCAGAGGATGAGGTCAAGCCAGAGCCAGAGGATCGGGGAAAGCATCTCCCTTCTACGTGATATAGGCGAGAAGGTAAGACAAGTCGGGGGTGAGCTAAATAAGAATAACAACCTATTATCCACCAAGAGCGTCATAGCGACCGCCAAGGCTGAGGTGGAGTATTTGGTCACTGTCGCCAGTAGCCTACGTAAGAGCGGAAAAGGATTGGATTATGAGACGATACAGGTTATCGATAACGTATATGGGGAGATAGTTCCTCTGATCAGGAACCTTCGTGGATTCGTCAATAATCAGGCGGCTGATTATTATGGCAGCAATAAGGTTGGTATGGTAGAGGATATGGATGATATATTACGTATGGCTGAGACATCCATGTCTGATATAAATGCTCTTCGAAGTGATCGTAATGAGGACTGGCTGGATGGACAGCTCAGGATGTTTAATATCCCGGAAAGATATTGGAATGGGATAAAGAAGTTGATAAATAACATCCATAAGGATATCAATGTCATGTCCCGGTTCTTTGGTACGCTGGAGCATAGCGGTAACGCTATCCTAGGTATGTTAGGCCAACGTCTAGCCAAGGCCCATAATGAAGCCCATATCGAAGGTATATCTAATATCAATAAGATGACTAGGATGATGAAAGAGCGTGGATGGGGGATAAAGGATAATGAGGATCTTATACAGAAGATAAATGGGAAGAACTCGGATTACCTTGACTCGTCCCGTGATTTCGCCAAATACGATTTACTATACAGGACCGAGCAGGCTAAGGCTATTATCGATATATATGATCTTAAGAATGTCATGGGTAAGACCGAGAAACAACTTATCGATCTTCTTCTATCCGATAGAGGTCTTAAGGTGAAGACCCGTGACGACATAGTAGGATATGACGGGGATAAGCCTATTACGAAGGAGGTATATCATGTATTCAAACCTACCATCCAGAATTTTGATATCTCGAACATGACGTTCGAGGATCAGCAACGATATCTCGACGCGATAAATAGGTGGTTGGATGAGAACCGAGAGAAACCTATGGTGCAGGCTTATTACGATAAGATCGAGAAAGTTAATAAGAAGGTCGAGGAAAGACTGGGTCGTAGGGTATCGCAAGCCACGTCCGATTTCATGACCCGTATCCGCAGGAGCCGGTATGTGGCTATGGATAAGTTCGTGAGGAACGGGAAGGTCGATTGGAAGGCGTTTCAATCCGATCCTATAGCTTGGAGATCTTATCTGGATATTTTACGTGACAGGGCTATAGCCAAGAGCGAGTGGTATTCCGATGGGACACCAAAGGAAGAGGGGTCCGAGGCTCTGATGATGTCCGAGGAGATCAAGGCATGGGACGAGGCGTGGGCCGAGGAGTTCGGGAATACCAACGAGGGTCGTAAGGCTTCCGCCGAGTTCAAGGAGATACTTCGTGGGATAGAGCGGTCCGAGGGCGGCAAGGCTGCGTTTGAGTTCCTGCTAGCTGGCGGTCATCTTGGCTTCTCCAAGGATATGTGGGGATCCGAGGAGGGTGATTATTACGAGAATCTGGTTGATAAGATCACGGAGCAATCTGTATCATCATCAAGGATAGAGAAGGTAGAGGAGGCGATGGCGACAATAAACGAGATCAATGACCAGCTAAGGCCTTTGCTTATCCAGTACCGGGATAGCACGAGATACGGGGAATATGATTTCGATAGGTTACGTGGATCCGCCTCATTAAGAAAGATAAACGAGTTATATGATCGTCTGGCTGAGGCTAAGAGCGTCATTAATGCCGCCGCTTCCGCTGAGGCTATTGAGATGGATATGCCTGATACGGTGGAGAGTGGAGTCACGGATTCTTACCGTAACGCTTTAAGGGATGCCATGGCATACGACAAGGGTATGGATGAGATTAAATTCGCCAAGGAACATATGTCTGCCCGCTCCCGCAGCCAAGTGGAGCGGATGGCCTCCAAGCTATCCCGGAAGAACCCGTCATGGACAACCGTGGAGGTGGCGTTCTTTAGAAAGAAGTACGGTCCTGACTTCAACAATAAGCTGGCTAATGATATAGCTATGGGTAAGGCTAATAGTATACTTATCGAGTACGCCAGAACTCGGCTATATCCTTATATGAGAAAATACTCTCCCAAGGGATATTCTGATTTCGTTAGGAAGATAAATAACGGTACGTATAAGGTATCCGAGTTCTTTGATGCCATAGAAAATGGTATATCTAAGGAAGAGAGCGTATCCCGTTTCGGGTTTGATATTAATATGATCGATCTGACGATCAATAACCAGTGGCTTGATGAGGCTGACGCCGAGAGTTCTTTCCGTAATCCTAATTATAATCCCGATCTGGGTTATGGATATCATACGCCTAGGTTCGATAAGTACAAGAACGAGGCTTTCTTCAAGAAATACGGTATTACCAACGAAGGGGAGGAAGCTACGATCAATAAGGATAAGTGGGAGATGAGGAAGGAGCTGCTTAACATAAGCCGTAAGGCTATGGAGGATTATGATGAGCGATTCCGGAACATCTACCAAATACCACAGATATCCAAGGGCGGCGTGGAGAGGATGGTGCAGGCCGGGGTTGACCCGAAGGCGGCTATCGGCAATGCCGTACGTGATATTGTTGGCGAGAGGGTGGATGATCCTATACACGGTCAAGGACAAGACCTAGGAGGGCTTGATGAGAACGACAACAAATATCGTATGATCCCTAAATACTATCTCAGTAAGTTGGAGAACGCCAACGACGTGTCCCATGACTTCGCCTACTCCTATTCCATGTTATCCTTGCAGGCTACCGCTTACAAGTATAAGAGGGCGGCCTTGGATGATGTCATGGGATATAGGAACATGATGCTGGAGACGCAATACGACGGCGGTAAGAACCCAGAGGCGACGCATGCCTATAGGATGTTCCAAGATTGGGTTAACGCCAGTATCTATGATGTTAGGATAAATAATAAGCGGGCAGAATGGAATATAGGTAATTATAAGGTCGATCTTAATAAGCTGGCTCTTATGTTTACCAAATTCGTATCCAAATCCAACTTAGGCTTCTCCCCATTCGTCGCGGCTACCAGCGCCCTTACCGGGCAGGCCAACTTCCTTTTGGAGGGTATGGTAGGGCAGTATATAAGCAAGGACTCCATGAAATACGCCTATGGGGAAGCCCAGAAGCAGTTAAGTACGTACGTGTCGGAGATCGGGGATATAAACCGCACCAACAAGCTATATGTCGTTGGAGAGGCTCTAGGCGTGTTCAATGTCCGTAACCGTGTACGATCGGCAGCGTATAACAAAATCTGGAGAACCTTATTCCGGGACCTGCCGTTTAAGATGATGGAGGTTCTTAACTCCCCGTTGGATCCGCAGGTCATTATCTCGGTCATGGATGATACCCGCCTATACGAGGGTCAGTTCTGGTCATACTCCAATTTCAAGGAGATGATGATGAAAGACAGAAATATGTCCGCTAACGAGGCTAAACGCGATTGGGAGCGTTTAAGGGATTATTCTATGTGGAACATGGTAGATGTCAAGGACGGAAAGATCGTGGCTAAGAACGAGGCTAACAAGGATATTATAGACCGATATATACCCACCTTGTCCAGTAGGGTAAGGAGTATGGTGCAGATCTGTGACGGCGCCTTGAACGAGCAGAACCGGGTGGGGGCTAGCCGGAACGCTATCCTTAATATGGTGCTGCCTCACCGTGGATGGTTTATATTGGCCGTACAGCGGGCGTATAAGAAAGCCGGTTTCAATTTCCAAACCAACCAGTTTGAGGAAGGATATATGAGAACGTTATGGAGACTGGCCGGTAATGTCTATGGATCGATGTCCGAGGGTAGGATGGGGGAGGCATATGACGTGCTTAAGGAAGAGTATGATAAGCTTACCCCCTACGAGCAGATCAATATCAAGAGATCGATTATCAATATGGCGGTATTCGCCACGATGATGGCCATAGGAAGGGCGTTGATGGGATATAGGGAGGATAATGAGGATAGCTGGTTCGGGCAGTTCATTACCTATATCGGGTTCAGGACGATCAATGAGATCGCTTCCCAGACATCCCCGTTCATGGAGCTTAACGCCATAGACATGCTACAGGATCCGTTGGTTACCGCCCGGAAGTTAGGCGATCTCACCGATCCTCGGAACTGGGATCCGTTCGCTACCGTCCAGACCGGCGTGTATAAGGGCGAGAGCAAGCTATGGAGGCAGCTTATGAAGTTCTCGTTTGGTAAGCAATGGTATAATATCAAGACGGCTAGGGATATTAAACAGACATCCGACTACCGGTTGATGACCAACGGCATGACGATGGGATTCTTTCTAGGTGGTAGGAATAAGGACGAGTCCGGAGAGGACGCTAATTGGTATTTTGACAGGGGAAGATAACTGATATGGTATGACAAAAAAAAATAGCCGGTCAATTGTTTAAGACAATTTGATTGGCTATTTTTGTATTCCCATCTATCCATCCCGGACGGATGGGAATAGGTAATTATTTTATGAATACAAATGTAGATCTTTTTCATGATTCCACGAACAATAGTAATGGAATTTTGACGTCCGAATCCAACGAAATGGATTTAAATACATTAATACCGGTAGTAGATAATAATAATCATAAGGTTGTAGACGCCAGGCTTCTTCATGCGTTTCTTCAAATAAGAAGAGATTTTACATCATGGATAAAAGATCGTATATCAAAATACGGTTTTATTGAAAATCAGGACTTTGTATTGATAAAATATGATTATTTAGGTAACTTACTGAATGACAGACTCCCCCATTTTGGTGAGTCTGATACTCAGGTAGTTGCAAAGACTGATTACCTGCTATTGATGGATATGGCCAAAGAGCTATGTATGGTAGAGAATAATGATAAAGGGAAGAAAGCTAGAAGGTATTTTATCGAGAAAGAAAAAGAATTAAAGAAGTTGGAAAAGTCGAATAATGATCAAGTAAGTCATTTGCGTATTCCCGACTTTTCCAATCCAGCGGAAGCCGCAAGGGCATGGGCTGATGAGTATGAGGCCAAGGTGAAGGCCGAGAAGGAAGCTATGTTGGCACTAGAAGCCAAGAACAAGGTCGAGGAGGAAAAGAAGATTGTCCAAGCCGAATTAAATACGGCTATAGATACGATAAAGGAGAATGAACCGGTAATTGATATGAAAAGGGATCGAATAACAGGAAAAGAAGGTTGTTCGAGCTTCATCAGACAAATAGGAAAATCATGAATTTACGTAGTGATTTTCAATGGAAGTTAGCACATCAGTTGTGTAAACAATATGATTATATTTTCATTGAAGATCTAAACATTGAAGCCATGAAACGTTTGTGGGGAAAGAAAGTTTCTGATCTCAGTCATTCTTCTTTTATTAACAAACTTACGTATATCGCTTCAAAGTATGGAGTGATAGTACATAAGATTGACAAATGGTATCCTTCTTCCAAAACTTGCGAATGTGGCTGTATTAATAAAGGTCTGTTGTTACGCGACCGCACATGGGTTTGTCCCGGATGCGGTTCTATCAACGACAGGGACCTCTTAGCCTCTAAAAATATCCTTCGGAAGGGCATTTCCGAATTGGAGAGTACGGGTAATTCCAACGGTTGTAAAACCGGGGTCCCGTACACTTGTATCCAAGAATCCCAATCACTTTAGTGGTGGGAGTATGTCAACGTATATAATATCAGAAGATTCTTATCAGCCAATTCTCTCAATACTTTAGCGGCTCCGATATTGTCTCCTACATAAGGGAATGAGTCTACTACGCATGTCCCATCAAAATCTATCCCTATTATTTTCTTCATATTATATATCTTGTAATAAATACTCTTCTATTTTCTTAGCCATATCAATAAGCATCTCACATCTAAGGTCGTTAAGATCCTTACAAAACCTCATTTCCTCCTCATGCTTTTCCTTCGGCGATCTGCTATCACTTATGCTATAGCATGGTGATGAGCATACTGGAATTGGCTTCATGACCTCTATGGCTAATTTGATAGCCTTTTCTTTGATATTGCTTATATCATATTCTTTTTTCGTCCAGATCATACCGCTATTCTGGCAATCAGAAAAATGGGCATGATCCGATTCGTATATCGAACAAATTCCTTCGTTATAAAAACAGCATCCTGTACAATTACCTTCTTTTATCTCCGGAACAGCCACGTATGTTATTCCTTCGTATATTCTAACTTCTCCTTTTCTTACCTTATTCATCTTATTTATCTTATTAAATTTTTGTATCCTACTTTCTTTAACTGCTCTTCGGTAGCTTTCTTCTTTGGGAACTTCCCGTGCCATTTACCGGGCACCACGACATCACGGCCGTCTGGGGAGGTAGCTAGCCTCCCGCATTCGCTGCACAGCCCCATACCCTTGTACGGCTGTAGTTCCTTGGCATAGTCGAATTTATCGACCATATACTCGTTTGTCAACATCCAGTAACTAGACGTAGCGGTATTATCAACGCAACCGCATTTAGCGCATACAAATAAGCTCATATTTCAGTATCGTTAAATATCGTTATCCTTATCATCGTCAACCCTCTCCACCTTAATCGTCCCCATATCGCCTGAAGGTAACGTCATGTCGCTATACACGTTATTCCAGTTCTCGTCAATAGCCAATTGATGCAGTATTGATCTATATATCTGGTAGGTATTTCCGATAAGTCTCTTTCTATTGATCATATCCTTACTACCTCCATCATACCCTATATGTTCATAGTCTTCGAGATCCGGGAACAGCCTTCTTCTTATAGCCATCGAGTTGTTTGCTATAAAGCTTCTTATCCCCAGCGACTCCGTCCTGTCCATATCATCTATCAAAGTTTCCGTGGTATGCTGAAGATCCATGTCTCCGGCTGCGTATCTGCTTATGTCTTCCACGCACCGGGATATCAGCATCAGTTGTTCCCTTGTTAGGGTTATTTTGTAAAGTTGCTTGTTGTTTATAACCATCTATTTGTTCTTTATATTAATTACTTCCATTTTATACTTCTTTGGGTACTCTAGACATGTGCGTACTACTAAAATAGAATCATTCAACATGGTTGCTTTATTACCCCTATCATCTACATAAACAGTTTTAGGATAATAATCAACATCTTCTTCTTTTTTTATCCTTACATCCTATCATGATAAGAGATAGGATAATAATACTTGCTTTAATCTTTGTCATAACAGCTCCATCCCATTCTTGTATATCACGTCTCCTTGTTTCATCTTGTCTATTTTATTAATCTCATTATCAATATAGCAAAGTTGGATATTATCCATACTATAGATATCCAGAATGTTATACTCAACATAAATCCTATATTCTTAGGTATAGGATCTATTCTTCTGAATGTTAAGATCATGTATATAAATGTCTTTATGTTCACAATTTACGATATTTTTCTATATAGTTAACTATTAAATCTTTAACTCCTTTTGGGACATCTACCAGTTTGAGATTACCTTGGAATATGTCCTTGCCGTACTCATCCATAATCTCCCCGAATGAAGGATTCATGACTCTTGTTGACATAGATATCGGTTGATCAGTGTCAAATTTGATAACGATCTTCTTTCCGCCGTTTATCGCCTTTTTAAAAGCCACGTAAAGCTTTCGGCCTTTTATTATATCACAATTTCCTTTCAGGATATTAGACATATGTATGACATGCTCTTTCTTCGCATCTCCGGGGTTGTCCATAAGCTTAAGATCTCCTCCGGTATCTCTCCATTTCCTGAAGCACGGGAAACATAGACCGTGATTTGCCTTGGCGTGTCTAGGTATCATCCTGCTGCTGCCGGCTGGGATCGTATCGCCACAGCAGATACACGTCCTATCCTTGTTGGTGCGCATCGGCACATAGCTCTTTATCGGGTATTCTTTTCTTTTATACATCTTCTTCTGTTTTCAAAATTATCATCACCATACTCATAATTAGGACAAGCTTTGTTGCTTGGACGCCTTACGTATGTTGTTTGTTTCCTATTATGTTTCCTGTTAGGGTTTATATAATGGTCACACACCTGCCAAATAGAACAACATACCTTGCCATATCTTTTCGCCCACTCCTGATCATGTAGATGTATACAAGTGGCGCAAGTCGGGTTCTTGAGCTTATCCCTGTTGTTATCTATAATATCTTTAATCTTATCGAGAATAACATACATATTCTCAATATCCATATCATTAAATTCATTTGGTACCGGGAGATACATTATCGAGCTTATATCTATATCTATTCCCTTTGACTTGTCGTAAGCCGACTTGTATTTCCTTACCATCAAATCTTTTAACTGATTTACCTTCTTCTCATATGTTCCCATATCCTACTCAGTTTTCCATCCCTGCTCCCTTAATAAATTCACCATCATCTCCTTTATCTTAGGGCTAATGGCTTCGGTAAGTATATCAGCGGCCAAGTTAATAGAGAAGCTGGTCATCCTAGATTCTCCTATATACTTCTCGCTGGTAACTTCTTTCACGTAGTCATGAATATCCTTAATCATCTCGTTCTGAGATCTCAGGAGATCCAGTATCTCATCAATCTTATCATCCATTTTTCTCGAATATACCTGATAATAACCAGACAATCACTATCAAAAAGAAACACAACCCAAGCGCCTCATCCGGATAGTCGTGCATCGCCTCAAGAATATCTCTCATAACCTTACATCCATTTTACTGATTATACGGTAGAAGATATCCCTAGTCAGCTCAATATCGTAAGTAGCGTCATGAAGCTTATTCTCGTCGATCTCAATACCCATAGTCCTGGCTACGGTCATCAACTTAAAGTTCTCCATATCGTTTCTTACACCCATCAGGAACGGTGTCACCATAACATATACATCCATACAGTTAGGATAGAACCATGATCCGAAATACTTATCCCCACATTGGGTAAATAAAGCCCGTAGGAAGTTGTTGTCGAATCCTGCGTTGTTATACCCCACTAAATACATTTTATCCCTCTTGTCGAACTTATTCACATATTTGGACAATATACTAACGAGCTGTCTGTATCCATCTTCCATAGGTTGATATGACTTCACCTGCTCCAAGGTAACACCAGCCACATCTAGCGCCTCTTGCTCTATCGTGGCGGCAGGGTTCGGGGCTAGGCGGATGTCGAACCTCTCGACCTCCTGCCCGTCGATATCCACGATCCCTCCTATTTGGTGTATCCCGTTTCTCCAGAACTTAACCCCGGTTGTCTCTAAATCGAAAAATAGTAATTTACTCATGTCTATTTATTTTGTTAATTTATCGTTATCTAAGAACTAGTTGTGAAATGCTTTTATAATATATATTTCCATCAACTCTTTTACCTTCAAAGAAGTATATCCAATATTCTAATGAAGAACATCCAAAAGCAAGACATAGATTATTTATCGCATATCTAAAGTATTTCTTGCCTGAACGAAATAAGGTTTGAAATTCTTTATTATTTAAATGGAGTCTTTTTTTGATTTTTCTTTTATTCATGTTTATAATTTTATTTTAAATGTTCCCTGATTTTATTCAATGCCTCATAAGACAGATAGCTGTTTATAGTCTCATCGCTATCTATTTCCAACAACTCATTAAACAGGTCTTTAGCCAATACTTTCCACTGCTCTCCCCAATCACGGAGATTCTCGACCTTTGACCGTATATCCTCGAAATAAGAATCTACGTCTGATTTGATTGATTTTGAATAGTATTTAACATCCTCCTCATCCCCATCCATAATATAATCACATTGTGTCCTGATATCTTTTATATGGCTATCTATATCACTGCACATATAATCAACAGGTTTACGTATATTGAATATCGCTTCTGACGTAAGACCGGTTATATCTTGTATGTCTTTTAAATTACCCATGATTTAATCAATTAAATACCAACCATCCACCTGCAAATCCCATTGCGAAAATAGATAAGATTATAGATGTGAATAATATCCAATCTTTTGCGCTTAGCTCATTATTATCTCTCTTTATTTTCTCAAGATAATCATATATAGCTGTATAAACAGCATGGTGAATATTCTCGTCTCTAGCCCTTACGATATTATCATATTCATTATATCCTAGATTATGGGTGGCGCTTTCGATCCTCGTATTCCCCGTAACTTTTTTGTTTACATCAAAATCGAAACTAAATACCATATCAGTGGTTAGAGCGCTGGCGATTTTGCTTTTTATCTCATCATTACTGAGATTAGCATCGTGCACTAATCGCTCATAGTCTTTATCGTCAAGAATTATCTGTTTTTTAATGTTCATATCCCTAATATTTCTGCTACATAAACAAATCCATAACATATATAATTATCAGCGTCATGCTCACCCCAATTCACATGCCATACGACGGCGCACGGGAAATATAATGGCATATCCTCAGCCATAGGATCCTCTTTGAAGTCATCAATGTTTATCTTCTCCCTCCACCTCCACAGGTCTTGGATATCGTTCAAAATTAATTTCTCCATAACTATGACGGATATTAGATGTTAGTAATTCTATAGCCAAGCTGATCATGGCTCCCGCTTCCGTAAGTTTATTCATTTGGGCGTACATTCTATGCTCTGCACTACGATAAGCCTCTCTACTACTTATGGTGTCTAGTAAATCATCTATAGCGTTTCTAAGAAGATCGGTCATCCCATGCCCTCCTATGCCTTTGAAATAATAAATATCACGACCAGCGTAAAACATGTCCTGATATCTTTTAGCTACATACTCTATCCCGGATAGATGGTATTTTTCGTTGTCTATCTCCACCTCTCCTTCTTCTATAGCTCTCAACAACTTCCAATCTATCTTTACATCAGCTTGACGATTTTTTACCTTTACATAGGCATATCCGCCATAATGAGAACCCAGCGTCCTCATTGTAAGTTCATTGACTTTTTGTTTGTCTCCATCCATAATAATCTGGTTTTTAATGTTGATACAAAAGTAAGATTTAAACAAAAATAAAAGCATGAATAATATAAAAATAATATTAATCATGCTTAAATATAAATATATCCCTTCTAGTTCTCACGGATATACGTATTCGTACTCATCTGGAGGGGATGTCTTGTATTCAACATCGCACTCCATATTGGTGTAATAGTTACCCCCTTTTCTGTATACTAACGCTACCCAACAGTCATATTTTTTGCTGTATCCTATAAGAGGGACATTGGCCATAGGTGGATTATCCACCGTTTTGTATCTTATTCTTGTTACTTGCTTCATGTTCTCATGGATATAAATATTCATATTCTTCCGGTGGATATATTTCAAATTCAGCATCATACTTCATGCAGGTGTAGTACTTATCCCCTCTCCTGTACATTACTTCCCACGGACAGCTATATTTTTTGTTGTATCCTAAAAGAGGAACCCCTTCTATAGGAGGCTTATTTTTCGTTTTGTACCTTAATTTTGTTATTTGCTTTATGCTCATATAATCTTATGTTTAAGTAATTCCATCATCATCGAAAACAATGTGTCTACAAGAAGTTTCTCACTACTCCAATATATAGGAATCTCATCTATATCTCTATACGTTACAGACCATGCATGTTTTAGCTTAGGTGATTATATACCATTTTACACTAAAATTGTAAAATGATATATATCTATACGGAAATCCGTACCGGGTTCCACCAAAACCCTCTACCTTCTGGTAAGATACTTACATCGAAGGCTTCTTTTGCCGATTTTCTAATGATGTTAAATGCAGCGTTGATATCGGCGTTAATAATATTGCCGGAAGATGTCTTGAACAATCCTCGTTTGATACGTCTTCCGGCATATTCCTCATGCTTACAAATCTTCTCGTTATCCAAAAAACTACATTTTGAGGTATAGGATTCCTCAACGATCTTAACATTGATCCCATCAAGTGTAGCTTTATATGATATCATTGAGATAAACATATTAAAAGGAATAGATACAAAGTTCTGGTTATTTCGTTTTCCGATATTGATCTCTTGTTTCCAACATCTGTTATGACCGATTACGATCGTATTAATGCCATTAGAAACTACGTGATTAATCAATACCCTACTGGCTTTATGCAGATAATCCTTGATCTTGTTATTCCTTTTGTTGGTTAACGATCTTATTTGTCTTGATACTTGTTTATTGCCTTTTAATTTAGATTTTAAATATGCTAGTCTTTTATTATAATACTGGTTGATAGATTTTAGAGGCTTACCGTTGATGATAAAGCAAGAGCCGTTGTTAGAGACACAAGATGCAAGATTATTAAGCCCTAGGTCAATACCAAGGTAATTACCGTTATCAGACATAAGATCTTTCTCTTTCTTATTATACACAATCTCAAGCATAATATATCCATTCTTAGGGACGAACCTGAGTTGTTGAATATTTCGTTTGTTAGTTCTTGTAGTGAAGGAAAATTGTTTAGGTAACTTAATAATACCTTGCTTTATCCATTTCTGAGAAAAGGCTGTTGTTGGAAAAACAGCCATAAACATCCCGTCTTTATCAAGATACTTAGGTATTCTTACTTTCTCAGAATATTCACCTCTGTTTTTCTTGTTAAGAAGATTGAAGAAGGACTTGAAATTCTGATCAACCATCATAAGCACCTGTTGGGCTACTGGTGCTGGTAACGCCCTATAGTCTGGATCATTTTCTGTTCTTAACTTCTTTTCAAGAGAGTAGTAGTTGAGGTATTTGTATTTAACGGTATTATCATCCTTATATTGAAAGTAATGTTGTCTAACAACATACAATCCTTTGTTGTATAAGTTTTTACACTTATGCAACAGATCTTGAAGCTCATTGTAATATATTGAGCTTCGCTTGATTATATGTTGTTCGACCAATCTCATGACACAAATATATAAATTTTTATTTATATATAAAAATAATTCGGTATATTTGTGGTATAAAATTGTATATAATCACCTTAGCTTATAACATTCTAATGTACAACCCTCTATCTCATATGGGAGCAAATTCAGCAACGTGCCTACATCCCAAACAGGATTGAATACATCAGGGGTAACAGCCTCAATCAGTCCTACACGACCAGCGTCATCCTCCATAGAATGTAATTGATCCAGATACTTGTCTCTGAAACCGATGGCGGTGGAGATAGGAAGGCCGGCCTCGACCAGCACCCTCCCCTGTTCTTTTGTGGTGAATATCCTTTCCTTCATAATTTCATTTTCCTTTCCACCGTAACGATCGTATCATTATGCCATCCCCCATGAGCCACAAGAAGAATCTCCTGCTGCTCGAAACCAAGCCCGGCCCCTATACCGCCGGAGTTCCACGCGCAGGTAATGACCACCCCTCCTTTCTTGGTGATCCTAGCTATCTCCTTCTTCTGCTTAGCCCAATAACTAGATTGCGTTGTTTGCATATTAACAGCACCTCCAAGTCTTTTATACGATTCAGATACCTGTCTCGCAGAATATGGTGGATCATATAGTACCATATCAGCTATATTATCATCAAGATGACACAAGAAGTTCGTGGCGTCTTTATGATACATAGCTTTAGTCTCAGGGTCAAGATCGTTGGTGATCGTCCCTATATCGCTGTTTCTGGCGAACGGATCCACTATAACCATCCCCTCTTCTCGATATTTGTCTATAAGTTCCCTTATCGGTCTTATGCTGAATGTCTCTTTATTCGGCATTGACCATTTTTTAGTAATTATCATGATCTATGAAGTTTATCCCATTCTTCTTTATCTACTCTTTTACCTTGTATATAAAACAACTGTATTGACCCATCATGAGTGTAAATTGCTTTAGACTTATCATTTTTTAATCTATCGAAAACATTACCAAACCTCTGTGATAATTTCATAGATTGATATTTTTCAAGAAAGTTATATTCTTGATCTGATAAATTTAATTCCTGTTTAATCATTTCCCTGCTTTTGCTCATACCAAATTTGATTGTTTATTTCCTTTTTGAAATTTAATTTCATAATACTTCTAGATATAGGATCACATATATCCTCCCACCAATTCTTGTGTCCTTTTGGTGGATGTATATCCTTTTTCCATGAAGACCCCTTAACTGTTTTGACTCTTCCGTATGGCTTCATTTTGCTCATGTTTATCACATGTCACATTAGTACCCGTTTCTGATGATCCGAACATAAGCTCATCAGTGATCTTGCGAAACTCCTTTACAATATCATTCATCTGCTTACGCTCTATGCTTCTTAGCAAATGGGCTATCACATCCACTGTCCATCCGTTTCCAGCTAAAGACATGGCCGTATTCGGGGCTATCCCATCAAGGTAATCATCCGGCAATGTCTGTAGCCTACATATCTCCACAGGAGTCAGGTATCTGAACTTATCTTTCAGGTCAAAGGCGTTCAGATATCTTCTGGGCGGTAATGATGATATCACGTTATCTTTCATGACTGTTGTCAGGCAATTACTTTTCTTAATAGAAACAGTATTTTTATCCCTTCTTACCTCCAAACATTGCGTTATTTTCACGTTCTTGTCATAATCCTTTCGATGCCCGTCCTCTCCTATCCTTCTACCGACAATGACTCCTATATATCTTCCTCTTATGGCTCCCGGATTCCATCCCTTGTCATGCTCTAAAATATCATCCAATGATATATGCTTGTCTTTCGGCATTTCTACCGACCAATTGCACCAATAAAGACGATGCCGGGTCTGTGCCGAGACCAAGGCGCTATCGATCTCCACCGGCTCCACGCCCAGCTCTTCCGTTATCACCCGGCGATGCTCATCCCGCATCCGGACGTTCTCGCCCAAGAACAGGACCTTACCTTTGGTCTCCTTCCTTAAATGCTTTACGATGTCCGAGAAGCAAAAGAAAAGCCTTCCACGAGCGTCCATGAATCCCTTACCCTTACCTGAGCTAGAGAAGCTCTGGCAACAGAACCCTCCCATGACCAGATCTATGTCTTTCCAAGGGATATCCCATGTTCTCCAGTTATTAACATCCCCTAATTGAATAATATTAGGAAAATGTTTTTGACTTACCTTTATGCATGTCTTGTCTATCTCTGAGGCATAGTAAGTCCCAATAGGTATACCGGCTCTTTGTAATGCTAGATATCCACATGATATCCCATCAAACAATGATAATACATTCATATTGTTTATCGTTTATTTATGCAATTCTATAGCAATTGTATCATCAAAATGATCATTGACTATATCTCCCTTTTCTTTTATAGACATATCAGATAAAGAGGCAGGGTAGGATGTTATATAATCATTCGTATTTATAACAACCCTTATTTCCTTACTCTTATCCTTGACAAGCATCAATTCGTCTATCAAATCTTGCACTGTCATATTTTTCTCCGCTTTCATAAATCCTGTTTTTATTTATTTTCATGGTCTAAAAATATCCTTTGCGATCATATCAAGGGATATTTTATGTATCTTAGGTAAGACCTTAACCAATTTTATACCAAAATTTTCGCCTCTCTTAACAAAAGTCCATTTACCATATATGATTCCATGCATCATATTCTGTATTACTTCCTTACTGTCTGTCAAGAATACTTGGTAATAGACACTTTTGGCATAATTAAAATCCTCCCCATGATCATTTGCCGGTCTTAATATCATTACAGCCGAAGAGCATCCACGAACGAATCCGTGTATCTCAAGGCATTCATCAAACTCATAATTATCACGTTCCTCATCATGAACATCCTTAACCCATTTACATGGTCTCCCGTCCTTAAACGGGATCTTTAACTGTTTCTTTGCCATCTTTTAAATTGTATTATAATGTTATTACCTGCTCATAGGTGAGCGTACCTTTGTAACCTCTAGCTTTTAGTTCCTCGATAAGTTCTCTAGGTTTGAATTTGGCTAGACCCGGGTTGGCAAACACTTTCGTTAATTTACCCCCCCCATCTGCATTGGCTTTTTTGGACGATTTGTAGGCATTTACACAATCCTTACAGTAGTATCCAAACCCATCCTTTTGTGATTTGTTCTTATAGAATTTATCTACTGGTAATTCTTTACCACATTTCTTGCATATTTTAGTCTCCATGTCTATTAAATTAAATTATGATTCAATGTTTTCAATCTTAAATTCCCAGTCCATAGCGTCATGCGTTGCTTTAAATCTGTTTCTTTATGACAATTTGGTTCCCGTATTGAGGTATAATGCATAAACCTTCATTCAATCCATTTATTTCCAGTTCCCCAAAATTATTTAGATTTATAATAAACTCATTACCAACCCAATCAAAAACTCGTATGCCATTTTTAACTTCTATTTCATCGTCACCGCAGCGATGATTAATAATATGCACTTTCATTACCTTCGTCCCTGTTGTCCTATATTTATAACTCTCAATTTATCATATTCCTCTGAAAGAATCCCATGATCAAACAATTTGTTAGCGTCTATCTTAAGACTTCTATAATTGTCAGTTATATTGATATCACTCCACAAGTTCAATCTTCCCTTATCATCCAATTGCATATGGATAAAACCTTTTGTCACCTTCTTCCCGGCTTTAAGAGCCTCTACGTCTTTATCGGTAATCTTTTTCATACTTTCGATATTTTATCGTTACAATTAAATTCATCTTTCATCCTGATCTTTATGCCTCCATATGATAATTCCTTATGAGCTGTGACAAAATAATCAACCGCATCTTCATCTAATAAACTATGCGGGCACCTTTCCCATACAGGACTTTGATCTAGATGATCCCATGTAGCTACAAGTAACCTATTCTTGTCATCATCAATAGCTATTTTGTATGTCCCTGTAGTAGCCTTACGTTTAATGATCGCTCCATTTAACATCTGTTTCTTAGCCCAGCTCCATGAGCCTCTCAACCCAAATGTTCTTATAACCCAGTTATTTATCTTCTTCATTTCAAATTATTTGTTAAAAGTGTAATATAAATATAAATACATAAATTGGATAGGACTATTCACCATACCATTATCAGTAGGATCATCGTATTTTTCAAGCCAAAGACGAAGCGCTTCCCAATCGATATCCTTACGGTCACATACCATGCAGGCTAGGTTAGCCCCGAACAGCTCCCCGCCGCCGCTCAACGACCTGTTAAACCTCTTGGCTAGTCTTCTTTTGAATCCATTATCATACCATATCCCGGAGGTAGCGGCATAGCAATAATAAGCGTTGTACTTCATTTTCACGCCCATCCTCTCAAATAAAGGCGTATGCCATATCCGGTCAAGGAAGAATACTATTCCACGATAGATAAAGGTTCGGAGATTCTTCCTGTATTTCTTCCCTAAGAAGCTATCTACACAAGATATAGTCCCGCCTGAATAGTACCAGTTATTGGCGCCTCTCTTGACCTTATCCGTCATCTTGAACTTATTCTTTCTATCCTCTACCCTATCCCAAGGCTTTAATTTATCCTCATTAAATGTCGGGCAATAATGATAGTAATGATTGATCCATGACAGATATGGGTTGTATATCGTGTATCCATTATCGCTGACATATGAGTTCATATCATACCCAAGTTCCTTGGCTAGAATAGATCCCTCATCAGCTAATACCTTTAATATCGGGTTCAAGTTCCATATCTGATCTTGACTGACGAACATCGAGTAACATGGATCCTCATCCTCCCCATACCATCCTCCCATCCCGCTCACTATTTTATCCAAATCAAGTGAATAATCTTTCCCGGGTAAAAAATCATCTCTAAGAAAAAAACCTCTATATGGGATCATATCATGTATGCCGGGTTGGTCGTCAAATATGAACTTAGCGTTCTCGGTCAATCTAATCAATGTTTGCAAGACAGAGGATATATCTATGGGTGCATATTCACACCCATAGACCTTATTATTTATCCAAAGATATTGAAGAAGCTCGGCTATATTAATAGTCCCGTCCTCCACATACCCTGTCTTGTTATCGAAGTTTATTTTGGCTAGAGGTATATTACTCCCTTGCGGTTGGTCACTTTTTTCATTATCGCAATGCACGAACCTGCTAAAGAATATATCCTTCCAGCCAAAATATTTATCCCTTATCGTCATAAGCCTATTTCTTGTCGTATAACGACATGACGTTAATAAGATCAGCTTTTCTGGCCATCCCCTCAAGTTTATTAAAGCCATCCATATTATCTCCACTGATGATAATAGTAGGGTATACCTCTATACCGTACTTGGATATCTCCTCCTCCGTGGCCTTGTTCTCCGGGATCTGGTTTAACGTAACCTCACCCTCATACTCCTGTAATGTGTTGGCGATAATATATCGCATGTAGTCGCTGTATTCAGCGTCTTTCTTCGTGAAAAAATCAATTCTTACCATCTCAAATAGTTATTAATCTGTTAATAATCAAATCAGCGGTAAATATAGCATTATCTACCTCATCTATACTCATCTTTCTCCCATCGAAATTGTTAGATAATAAATCCTTAACAATCTGATATCTACGCTGCTCCCAATTTACGTCTACATCAAAATTCAGATTCTTTACATAATCATAATTTAATTCATTATAACTGTAACTGAGATACTTAACTATCGGGAATAGGCTATCATCAATAGTGCGCTTGATTACATTAACGTATTTACCTGTTCTTTTGTCGATAGCTCTTAATCTCTCATCTACTACTCTTTTTCCTGACTCTTCCATTCTATAAGCCCTTTGTTATGTTTATCGTAATATAATAACGCTATGGCGTTCCAGCATACGGCGGATAGATGCATAAATCCCTCCTTATCATATCTCTCCCCCTTCGTGTAAGCAACCAAGTGCCTCATGAGTGCGCCTAGATAACGATTGAATCCATCAGGTATATCTTGCCATGAGTTATCAGCGTACTTCTTGGCTCCTTTCGTATATATTCTCACGATATCCTCTATCTCAGCCAAAGGAAGGAGATCCCACCGAAGCTTGCCGTCGGCCCGGTCATTCTTGCCGCTGCCGTCCTTTCCTACGAACGGCGTATCTGTCGCTTCCCACTCATCGGTATTACATAGATCCTCGCCGATAGAGCTATAATCCGTAAGCTTATCAACCTTTTCCTCATCAATAAGCCTTAATTTAATAGCCCTGTTTAATGATACAACCATTTCCTCGTTAGCCCAAACATGTTCATATGATGCTTTAAATAATGGACCTAATTTCATCATTCCTGTACGATCGGCGGTTTCAAGTACCTCAAATACATCACCATCATAAACGACCTTGTCGTATTTGCTAAATTCCTCTTTCATTTTAAATTCCTTCTTGTTTTATTATTATTACTGGATCATCATTAAAAGGAGACATTATTCCAATATGCAGCAATATGCTTCGCTCATCCCCATCATTCTTTTCTGCTTTAAAGCCATTGATAACACATTTGTTACTAGATATAATAAAATCGCTTGTATCAGGATTATTTTCAATTGTAACCCATCCCTTTTTAATCGGTTCATGTCTCTTTAGTTTATCAGCATCATCTTTCGTTAACCAATATTCCTCAAAAACAGTATCCGGATATTTGGTCTTTATTTCCTCGTAAGTATTATACCATGTCATATTTTCATGTTTTAGATTAATAAAATTCGCTAAGATCCCTGCATTCTGGTGTCTCACCTGTTATGGAATAAAGCTCACCAGATGATAGATATACGCAATTCGAGGTCTTCCCGTCTCTCCACTCGCTTTGCTTCGTAATTCCGCAAATAGCGCAGCGTTGGATCCCCGGCCCCGCCTTTACCCACGAGTGCCGTACGTTTTTCTTTCTTGTCCTGTTGGTGTCGTCAAGTTTTCTCATGATCAATCCTCCAAGGCCGTTACAATTTTATCTTTCCCGATAATAACCTCGTTCCCGCTTCTTACATCAAAGCATCTCTCACCCTCTGCCTCCTTGAAATAAAGAACGCCATTGTACTCGAATAAACCGAAGCCGTAATCGTCTAGCTTCATTTTGCTAAGCTTTTTGAACTTATATACGTTTTTCATATTCTCCATATTATATTGCATTACTGGAAATATCATTATGATACTTATACCTATCACAAGCAGCCCTGTGTAAAACTTTTGTGAATCATATTTTTCCCATCCCTCCATCATCATGACAAAGGAGATTACTATTATTATAATAATAGATATCAATCCTACCATATCACATCCTCCTCTCTTTCAAGAATCCCATCATATCCTCCACGCTAAGTTGGAAGCCGGCAGCCGCCTTATGACCGCCTCCACCGGGATTGGCCTTGCGTGCCAGCGCCGAGACATCCACCTCCTCTTTGGTAGTATAGAATGAACATCTAAAGAATCTTCCGTTCCAGCAAAATGGCATCATCAAATCATGTTTTCTAGGATCGTACATAGACTCGAATGTGGTGGAGTTAAACTCCGTGGTATTCATACATATAGCCTTGTACCCAAATATATCTGCCTCGAATGAGAACATCTTCATTTCTCCTCTGTTTTTCTCGATGATATACTCTATTATGGCCTCGCCATTTCTTATCATATCGGAAACAAACTCACCATTTGCCTTGTTTAGCACCTCCCTGACCATGTCAACGTCAAGCCCGCAATACCCTCTCATCCCATATTGGAATGAGAGCACGTCACTCCATTCGAAGCGATCATGATCCCATACATCATAAGCGCTCAATAATTTTACCACGTCAGGGGTTTCGATATCATCAAAAAGATATTCCCATGTAAGTTCGCAAGCCGCCGTTCCGATACGTCTCTTGCCCTTTACCTCGTAATCCCTCATATCGTCTATGGCGGTCTTATGATGGTCTATCCATACGACATCTATACCTTTCTCTTTCCACTCATCGAAAAGGAATCTTGTTCTGTTTCCAAATGACACGTCAACTGCAAACACCTTATCATATTTATTCACGTCAGGTATTTCCTTGCCGTAATTGTAAGGAAGAAGATCAATGTCCCCTTTGAAATACTTTTTTACTATAGCCGCTGACATTACTCCGTCAAGATCAGCCTCATGATATATACATCCTGTCATAATCTATTGTTTTTGATTAAAAAATCTATGTATTCTTTTATATCCTTGTTCCTATCATTATCCCAGTCAAATGTCTCGTTTATGAATTTGAAGTACGATACTGGGATCGAATGCAACATCCACCCACAATATTTCCCGAATGTCATTACCGTAGAGCCAAGGGGATGATCCGGTCTCCCGGGAACAGGGGCGGCGGTTACGCCCTGCGCCAGCCCCCTCCTACGATCTTTCTTGGCTGCTTTGATATCCAGATCTGTTTTCGTTACCTTATCCCCCATCGGGATATTAGTTATTAGCTTATCGCCGATAAACATCCCCCATCCATATCCTTTGTAGTTCTCTATACTAAGTTTCCTTATATCACCGAACCTTGACGAGTTGTTACAACAATCAACGACCAAAGCACTATCCTTTCCGTCTTTTATACGGACTGCCCTTCCAAGCCACTGATAAAACGACGAGAACGAGAATGTCGGCCTTCCTACTATCACGCAATCCAGACCCGGATGATCGAATCCCGTACCGAGGGCGGAATAGTTGAACACTACCTTCGTCTTACCTGACTTGAACCCCTCGACTATAGCCTCCCGCTGTTTCTTTGGCGTGCCTCCTTGAACCACTTCCGCCATGCCAGCGCATATCTTTGCGTTCATCCATTCGGCGGCGGTATTGCAGCTCTCAACAGAATCCATAAACACCAGTATAGATCTGCATACGTCTTTTAATACCATCAACCGACGTAAAATAAGGTTGTTTAAGCCGTTTTTTCTCACCGCCTCACTAATAGACTCGGCCGTATATTCGGAGCCGTTAGAATTAAGTTTAAGGGCATCTCCATTGAAATCCCATATCTCATATTTAAGAGGTGTCCAAAATCCTTGCCTTATCATCTCCTCCACCTGTATGACATGGATTAGGTTCTTGAAATATACCGGTCTCATACGAGTGATGAAATTAAGCTGGGAATATGACACCTGCCCTATCGACATCGTTTTAAGCCTGCATGGTGTAGCGGTAAACCCTATCACCTTTTTCGGTTTCAGTTCATTCATGAATGTCATGAACTCACTGCCGTCCTCCGGGCTATACCCGGCATGAGCCTCATCTATCAACACGTTCCTGATCCCCATCTCCTTAAGCTGACCAATAACTTTCTTGACAGATCCTAATGTGGCGTATATCATGTTAGATAGTTCTTTCTTGCCACAGGAGGCGGAGTAGATGGTAGCCGGTATGCCATATGATGTAAGCTTATCATAATTCTGCTGTAGCAATTCTTTTGATGGTTGTAAGACCAGTGTCTTATCTCCCATCAATCTGGCCGCTTCCGCTATCAACAAGGATTTCCCGCAACCTACTGGGCCTATAACCAATACCGGATCATTCCTATCGGAATTTATATAACTTGAAATGCTTTTAACGCATTCCTCTTGATATGATCTTAATTTATATGCCATCTTGATATGTGTTTATTCATGAGCCAGACTTTTGTTAAACTCCTCGATCTTGTCCCTATCCGTCTCATTAACCATCTCTGCCTCCTTACTGAACACGTCATACCCCTCACGGATATTATCCCCTACCATATTCTCTATCATCTCTCTCATTTCATCGCTCCTTACGGCGAAGGATATCTGGAACGATTTACTTGTGCCTTTCATCAGGTAATCAATCTCCTTCTTACATTCTGCCATTAACCGATCCAGATTATCGAACTTAACGAACTTGGAGTTGCCATTGGCTTTTCTTACCCCATCCTTGAAATCCTCCAATATCCCGTTAAATACATCCGCCATACACATCATGGAATGTAGCCATACCAGCATATTGAATTTATATTCATTATCAGCGTTATTCATCAAACTCACCAAAGACTCGCTTTTTGTCAACATGATCTTCGATTCCCGGTCTACGATATCCTTTATCTCCTGCCGGCATTTCATGGCACCAACGAAATCCATTTTAGAATAACATTCATTTGATTTCTCTACCAATTTCCTAATATCCTTTCTAGACATCAGAAGATCCAATACCTGTTTTTCTCTTTCGTTTTTATCCATAATCATTTATTTATTGACACAAATATAATTAAAGCCTAGATATTTACCTAGGCTTTTTAATAAAGTTAATCTTTTTTATTCTTTCTTTTTGACTCATCCCAATCCGATGAGTACCTGCATGTCCCTTGTTTGTGGATCGAGAAATCGCACCAAAAACACAAGGGCTTGGGGCGGGGTTCAAGGCAGGCCGGCTGGCGTCCCATGAGGTAGCGCTTCTCGTACTTATACCCCTGTTTGGCGTCGTCCCAAACGTGAGCTTGATAGCTATCTATTTTATTTGTCTCGAAATCATACATGTCAAGGAGAATATCGTTAAGCTCCTTGACCGATCTCTCTACTTTCTCCTTATCTACCTTCACGTTCTGATTGTCCAGCATGCGGGTAAAGAAATAGCTGCACATATCCGGCAATACCTTGTACTTTCTCAGTATGTAGAAGGCGTATATCGGATGCTGGAGATTGTGAAGCAGCTTATCCTCATCGAATAACTTTCTCCCGGACTTCCAGTCTATCGTATACATGGCTATCCTGTCTTTTGTCTTATACTCTCCACGCCAGTCCACCGATCCTATGATATGTACCTTATCGTACGTCACGCCATCCAAAGTAAGGGGCTTGGGTAGCTTATAGGGCAGGACGAAGCCCTCCTCCACGCCGGCCGGTCTCGACCCCCGGACCACCTTCTCCATTGGCGTAAGATCGGACCATGCCTTCTTATAATTGCCAGCGGCGTCCTTCTCGAACAACCCCACAATCCATCTTATTAACCTAGCCGCATGTTGCATAGACTCGATCTGGGATTTTACGCTATCAAAAGGAATCTGTTCTATATCGGCGTAGTAATTGAAAGCCTTACTCATATCCTCATAAGAAGGTCTGCATCCGTTCTTGAAGAAGTACTCCATCGTCTGGTGGATAACCGTACCATATGACGTAGCCTCGTGCTTCTCCGTGGATCTGTGACCCTCCACGTAAGTCTTATACCACTTATACGGACATTGGACAAACGTGTCTATCTGTGAGTAGGATGCGGCAAGCACCTTCTCACCGCCTATCGTCTTGCATAGCAAGTTATTCTCCGGAACGATCATAAAGCCTCTCCGTATTTATGTCACGCTCATATAAATCCATCGAAATATTCTGTAGGTTATGCAAATACCTTATCTGGATAAGCTCGCTCAGGTCATCCTCCATATCCCTAAGTCCGAGATAATACTCGTCGCCAAAAACCTCCATGGTCATCCCGTGTCCACGATATACGTCCCTATTCTTGTCACTCTTGAAACCGATAGCGTCAAGAAGGTTATCGTCTATCTCAATAGGCATGACATCATCTTCCCCTGAATACCATTTCATTATCCCATCATCAACCTCACGTTCAAGGATTAATGATCCACTTTTATTACGCATACCGGTAACGCACCCTACTCTCCATATATCGCCAGCTTTGTCTTTTACAAGATTGCCCGGCCTTAACTCCTTAACTGAAATCATATTCTTCCTCCTCATGATCGTCATCACAATCATCGACAAGAGGGGTCTCTAGCCCCTCTTCCCAATCATCATATCCGAAATCCATTTATTTGTCTTTTAGATAATCATACAACATACCCATAAGCTCTCCTACCGTCAATTCGTGATAAGGCTTGACGTTAAGTGCCTCATCGGGTATACATTTACCCGTTTTCTTTTCCACTTCCATTATGACTTCTACAAAATCAAGGGAATCCATAGCCATTCCGTATCCAGCTTATCCTCGTTCATTATCTGAGCGGCATGATCAAGACCATTAAATTCACCCATCTTCTCGAATATCGCCTCCTTGACTACTTTTTCAACTTCTTTTCTTTCCATACTAAATCGACATTTTCAATCTTCTACCTAATTCTTTTTTTATATCCGATATCCTTTCGATATCCATCTTAACATCGCCTGTGATAGCGTATTCCTTATCCATTCTCTTTGGGGGATCCGGAAGCCGGCTTATGGCGAACAACCATGCCAGCTCCTTGTTCTTGTTCTCCCTAAGATACAAGTCAGACGTCATGCCATACATTTTTATGATCGTATCGAATAACGTTGATTCCGATAAACTCATATGCACGCTATACACATTTGATGGTTTCCAGATCAAGTTATCCAATCTCATCGTATACTCACGTTTAAGATCTATGTGGGATATTACGGCTCTTACTATAGGTTCTTCCTTGAAGTTGGTATTAGCCACGAACCATACGAGCCTTTTCTCTACCTCCTTGATAGCTCCTGTATCCTTCCCCATATCATTATATACCCCAATGATACGGTCCCGGATCCCCTCGACCTCCGGTGTCAGGCCGGGCGTCTCTATCAACATCAGCAACGACCCTCCCCTTGGTGTTATCTTCCACTTCCCATTCTTCTGAAGCTCGATATAACCAGATGCTTTATAACTATCTATTTTCTCCTTTGGAATGACGCTAGCCATCTCCTCTTTCTGCCGGATCATCAAAAGATACCCGACATCGGACATTGTTAATCCTGATGTCATCATCTGTTCAAAATTAATATACATAAGTTAATGAGTTAAAATATTGACCTAATCTTTCTAGCTATTTTCTCTACTATACCAGGATGATCGGTATCGTTGTATATGTTAATCAACGTGCGTAATATATATAGCCTTGTATACTTATCGGAAAGATTGAACCAAGCTTCCTCTATACGACTATTTATCGGCTTAAACATCCTCAACTCAGGTATAAGTTCATATGCTAAAACTTTTTTTCTATCCACTAATCCAAGCATATTAGCCGTTTCGGTTATAGCTGCACACATAGTTAACTCACGTCTACATTCTATAGCATTGTAAGCTCCTATCAATACCCTAAGGCCGTCTGCTTTCGATAATCTCTTTCCCTTTCTCATATTGTTTTACCGTATAAGATTCATTAGCCATACCAACCCTGCCAACTGATATGGATTGATTTATTGATTGATTAAGATGTCCTATAACCGACATCTTAGCCCTAACCGTATTGGCGCATCTTAGAAGGATGCGATAATCCTCTAACGCCCTCTCGTATCTTACGTCCACCCTAGCCCTTTTATCGGCGTCAGTCATGCTCTTACATGTCCCGTCCTCTCTAAGGCTTATAGCGATCTTGTCCCGTATGATCCTGATATCATCCTCGGCTATCACCAGCTCGGCATCAAGAACCCCCTTGTAAGAGCTAAGAAGATCCTCTACCGCCACTACCTCCCGCTTCAAGTTCTCCAATTCCAATACCATTGAGTTATCGTTCATTCTTTTATACTCCTGTACTTTATTGGATACCTCATCACAGATGCTCATGATCTCCTTCTCCCTGTCCCGGTTTATGATATACCTGATACTGTATTCGGCCATTTCCTTTAATGAGGATATGATCTCTCGTATGCCCATCTTGTTTTCGGTGGAGAAATTGGCTTTTAATAACATCTCCATCCCTTTTATGATGACAAGCAAAAAATTTTTTCTCAATCTCATGCTTAATAAGGTGTTTCGTCATGTACTACATTGAAATCATCACTAGGCGGTATATATTGTTGCTCCAACGGGATACTGGGAGGCGGGGGCGGCAGCGTCACCACGGTCGTGTCCGGCTTGCCGCTACCCACGGGGGCATCCGAGCCTCCCGGTCTTTCTTGGCGCACCACCCCTCCATCAGGATAATATCGCTCATATCCTTTCATGATATCTACATGTATCGCATCAATCTCCTCTAATGACCGTTGACGGACCTTTACGATATGATGGAATAATAATCCATCCACACGGAAAGATCGCCTTGATTCACTTTTAAAACGTTCCAGATTAGGATACCATCCTTGCGGAAATTGCATGTATGAGGAGTACCCGTATCTCTTCGGGATATTTAACGCTACCATAGCCGTACATAACTGTCCCAATGTATCTGATTGATAAAAATCAGATTGCTTTGGCATATGATCTTTTGGATCCCGTCGTCCTTCGATATCACGATTGAGTTGGGATATTATAAGAAAGAAAATATTAGGAAAAGTCCTTTTAGCTATATTGCACATGGTTATCAACGAGTCGATATTCCTTTTGGCATCTCCTGAACCTTGTATCAGGGCCGTATGATCTATAGACACGAATACCATTTTTTTATCTTTGTTTATTGGCATATACTCATTCCACAGAAAGTTTTGAAGCTCATCTACGGTTGATGGTTTAGGGATGTATGTTATTCTGCTGGAGTTTTCCTCCTTAAGACATTTCTGCATTTCCTTTATCTCTTCATCAGACATCTCGTTAAGGAGAATATCTTGTATATCCTTTCCCATTTTTTTTGATAGTGAACGCAACATCAAATCTTCTGGGTTCATTTCAAACTCACATCTTAACCATACATAATCATCTGCCTGTGGATTGATATTGACATTCATCACATTGCTCATGATCTTCTGCGCCAAATAAGACTTGCCGACTCCGGGCCTGGCGCCGATAGCCACCGCATGTTGTGGGTAGAACCCTCCCAGCAACGCCTTGTCAAGATAAGCGTATCCAGTACGAGCCGGGAGAAGCTCTCCCGACTGATACTTTCTTATTCTCTCATAGGCATCCATGATAATCTCCTTGGATGACCTCCATATCCTATCCTCACTCATCCTCTTGCGTTTCTATCGCCAGCCGTATCGGATTTAGATCCTCTGTTAGCTGATCTTGATTTATATCTTAACCCCTTAGCTGTATGGCATAGGTCCTTCCCCTTCCGATAAGCCTTTCCCTTCAACTTATCGGTCTTGTAGTTCTTACGACCCAACTCCCGTCTCTTGGCTTTCTGCTCAGGTCTGGCGTTGATCTTCTTATCCGTCTCAGCCTTCTTCTTTCTGGCTTCCGGATGTGTTCTGTAATATTCAGTCGATCTCCCCATCCTCTTCGTCCTCCTCATCATCATAATTCTCCATGATAAGATCCTCTCCATCCAGATATGAAGCTTTATCCTTTAGCCTAGATCTCATACTCTCATAAGGGTCATCTCCGTTCTCCACCTCCCATATGCATGCGTATGGGCCTATTATATCACTTAACTTCTCGGCTCGATCCTTACTTATTCCTTTCTCTATCATCTTATCCTTGCAATAAGACTTGTCGAACATCGACCCTCCTACATAATATCCAGTAGGCTTATGAATAAAAATTACCTTCATCTTTTATATAATTAATATTATCTACCAAATTTATTATTTCTCTTCTTTATACAGTCGCCATAGCTCATATCCATATCACACACCACCGTATCGGTCGTGTCGTTTACCACATGGAACAGGAACTCCGGGCACCCGTGGCAGGCGTTGCTCCCGATCGCCACCGCTCCGTGCCTAGGGCAAGCCTTCTTTACCATGGTTCTATCATATATCCGTATATGATTATCGCCATACTTTTCAATATATCTCATGGTATTAAGTAGTGATGGCAAAGACATCTTATATGGGGATACATGTTCTATTGGTATATCCAATTCACCAGATAGGCTTTTGTAAATATCCTGTACATCCCGTTTTGTCCTATACGCAAATATATTAATCTCAGTCATTACCATATCCATACTCCTAAGAAGATCCGGCTTAGCCAGCCTCCCCATCGGTTTCCCAAAAGGATCGGATCTCATCCAAGCCCCACACTTCTCGCACCCAACTTGCTTCCCCTCCACCGTATTTATCATAGTGGATGGGATCTTGCAATATGGACATACGGATCCGTTTAACATAGCTTTCTGGGCTAAAGACAGTTCTTTCATACCTTTTCTTCTATCTCAACATTAAATAGATTGCAGAATCTATCAAAATTTCTGTTCTCTATTCTCATATCCTCCTCATACCTGTCAACCGATTTGATGAAATCATTATAACAGTCCTCGCACATCCATTGATTGATTACCGCTACATAATAGCCCACGGACGTAGGTCTGTTACACATATCGCAAATACCTAAGCACCCATATCTGGTGAGCTTATCCATCATCTCCTGTCTTGTTATTTCAAGCACCTTGAATTTCTTGTAATTGTTAACTACCTTTGCCATTGTAAATTTGTTTAATAATAAAATAATCCGCTATATCCATTCCCTCATTTATATTGGGTTTTGATTCTAGAAAATTACTTATCTCTATATTCATCCCCCTCATATCCTTGTCTACCTTCTTTCTCCATTCGTTGAAAGCGTCGCCCTTATCCGGGTACAGGACTATCCGCCTCCTACCCAATGTCTCTATCATCTCCCTTTTCAGCATATGGATACCGCCACAGGCCATAAACAACCTACTAGGGTACACGATGTTACAGATAACAGCCGTCTTCTCTGACTCTACTATATACACCGGAGCGTCATTGGGATAGAAGTTGATAAGAAACTCCCCGAACAGGCATTGCCTAAGCAGGTAATCCTGACCGTCCAGTATATGCACCCAACATACATGATCCATGGGAACCTTTACCCTCTTCCCGTCAGGCCCGTAGTCCATTATCTTCCCGGTCCGCACTACCCAATTCTTATCCAGTTGCCAGAACACACAGCACTTACCCCAGTCCCCGAATCTCATCATCCCCACCTTATACAAGCTAAATGCCCTATTGGTATGATACGATCCGAAGATATTGGATAGATAATCCTGAAGATCGGATGTCTCGAAAGGATTAAGCGTCTCAAACATCTTGCTTACCGGAATGCAGTTGGCTATATCCGGATCCATAGGAGGTCTGTACCTCCTTAATACTTTGTTTGAATCGGTAAAAAGATCATTGTTCCCAAGTTCGCTCCCTGTTGGATATTTAAAGTAACCACATTTATTTTTATGATCACACACCCCAAACTGCTCTCCAACGATCTGACCGGTGGTTACGTCCACGTACGGCGTAAAACACTTATCCTTGCCGCATTGCGGGCACGTCAGCTTCCTCCTTGGTTTGCTATGATCCAGCTCATACCGATGAACGCTCTTATTGAACTCCCTAAATTCCATCACCCTCTCCTCTCATTCATGACTCTATATATATAGTCCCTCAGCGGCTCTTTCCTTACCAACTTATTAACATCAAACTCGCCTTCTATGTCCAAGGATCCGACTCTTGATGTAACCGTATAATTAGTTTTCTCGAACTTATACTTTCCTTGAAGATATACTACGGTAGCCATATTCAATATAGGGTTGTCAGTCTGTCTCTTCAACTTATATTGGCTGGTCTTTGCGGTAGGATCACCCGGAGCGAAGTTATATATCTCCTCTATCTCCAATATCTTTCCATAGTTCTCTAATATCATTCTTCTATATAACTCAAGTTGGAAAGCATACTCGTCATAGAAATTGCCTTTCCTGTTTGATTTGAAGTCCAATATAGCGAATATCCTCCTGCATCTCTTTATCTTCTTTTTCTCCGTCTTAGGCTGACCTTTCTTGGCTCCCGTCTTATAGAACTCTCCTGTCTCGACCTCTATCTCCACCATCTCCGGCTCGCCATCCATCTCCACCACTGCGTCCACCGAAGAAGCTACTTTCAATCTCCTTGACCTCAACATCTTTTCGATCAATACAGGTTTTACATGTCTTTCATTGCAGAATATGGCAAATGATATCAGATCCTCTATCAGTTCATCAATGTTATCCACTAATATCCGCTCCATCCTATACTTGTCTATTCTTAGCTTGGCTTCCTTGACCACCTTCCTGATCCATGTCGGGATCAGCTTTACGTTAACCCCGGTCAGATACAACCCAAATAGATAATGCATGATAGTACCCAGATCAGCCCTGTAGTTAGCGTACTCATCAGGATCCTTACCCTTGAGCCTCATCTCATTCTTCCACTTCTCCAAGGCTCCGGACGTATCACAATACCCATTGGCGATATTGTTAGTGGCTCCATCGTATATGATAGGATACCCATCAACATCCATCTCATAATACACACGTTTGCCGGCGACAGTCATTCTATATAACACAGGTGTCGGGATATCCTTTATCCATTCAGCGGCATAATACTGTTGCTCTGTCTCCAGATCATACTCAACCTCCATCTCCTCATTAGGCTCGTTTTTAGGCTCTTCAACAGGCTTTTCCTCCTCGACCATATCTTTCTTCGGGACCGTTGATAAAACGTCTAATATGCCAAAGAAAGCGGTAAATTTAGGATCTGTATGATATGATCTTAATACTGGTAATGATGATCGCCAATAATATGACGACGCATTCTCGTCCTTTATCTTGCCTAAAATCTTGCCTAAAGCCGAACATCCTATCTCTCCATCATCCGCAATAGCCACATTGTGTCTCTCGGATAAACGAACTTTCATCTCATCAAACAATTCTTGATCGCTTATGACTTCTATGATCGTCCCATAACTATATACTGTGTCACTTATAGCCTTATATCCTAGGTCTAAAAGTAATCTTTGTTTTCTTCTATCCATGATAATAATCTGGTTTTTAATTTACCATCCTCCTCGACTTTAGGTGCGAGATCCCTCATCCGTCTGGCTGCCAACAGCCATACGTTGCCAAACTCGTCCAAGAGCCGGCTGAAATCCATCGTATCTAATAGATAATCGAATCTTGTATGCTCATCAGCCGTCAAGTAGATAATGTTATCATTATCCTCAGCAACTGATTTATATTTCCGTTTAGGGTATAAGTGGCATATGTTGCTTACCCCCGGGCATGGTATGTATGCGCCGGTAGCAGATCTCCTTGTCATACTCAATCTAGCCACATGGGCGCCAAAGAAAACGGCTAGGCTCTTCCCCTTTGGCTTGGCCTTCACCCGTATCGCCGCCCTTTCCTTTGGCGGTAGCTCCTTGGCTCTGCACGCGGGACACAACCCCTTACTCCTTATAGCTACCATCCTCCCACATCTCTCACACGGCAACATCCTACCTCTCATGCCTTTTTCTTTTTATAACTTTTGTTGAACTCCATAAGGCTCATAGCCCTATACCTCTTAAGCCTATTAATCTTACCCTCAGTCCAATCTTGATCCTTGAAGTTGATGATCGTATCGAATATCTGAGCTAGTTCCCGGATATTAAAACTCCTGTTTTGTATCTTCTTATAGAACCCCGATCTGCTATATCCTAATTTAGAAGCTAGATAAGTTTTGTTAGACAATGTGAGGATACGATAAATCGTACCCTCCATTTTACTTATCTCCATCAACTTCTCGGCTATGGACGACGTGGTTTCGTAGCTAGCTTTACTGCCTACTATCCTCATTTTTCTCCGGATTCCTGATCTTACCATCAAACTCGTAGAAGTCCATCAGTTTCTTCTCTTCCTTGATACAAGTGACAACGAAATCTGATATGGTTCCTTTCATGCCTTCCTCGAAATTCTTTTTGGCATGATCAAGGTCATTGGCCCGAACGATGTAGTTAAACGCCTTGCGTTTCTCATTGTTCGATTTCTCGTCTATCGTAATATAATCAGCCGTGACCTTATAGAACCGGTCTCCATCCATGGCAAACAATTCCGCTATCCTGAATCGTTTGATATCAACGCTAAACTCACCGGATATGAATGGCTTCATCTCCTCTATGATTCTAGCCTCACATTCGGTATAAGAAAAGGCATCTACTAAATACTCTTCCTTTACCTTCTTCTTCATGCCGTTCTCGGCATCGGTCTCATAAGAAACCGTACATTTAAACCAATTGTGCATTTTAATCTATATTATTGTTAAACAAAGGATAATCTTTTATTCCTTCACGAATATATCTTTCCGTATCATCATCCACGCCATAAGCCTTCTTGAAAAATATCATAGCCTTGTCCGTGTCGTGATCCACCAACGGAAGATATTCCTTTACGAAAAGAACTTTAAGATGATTCATGTGATCAATCTTGCGCCTTACATCAATTACTTTTGACCATATCTCGGCACGGATTTCACCCATCTTTTTTACATTCTCTTTGTATTCGTTTACCTGATCTTTATACTCCTCCTCGATCTCGTTGTTCTTATCATTGACAGACTTATAAGCTTCCTTATCTTTCGTGTCAAACATCGGAACATGCCTGATATTGATTATATCCAATCTACTGCATAGCTCCTCATTGGATATGGTGAAATCATATCTAGTCCTGTATAGATCAAATTCACTTAATAACTTAGCTATTTTAATAGCATCATTCTGATCAAGAACGGCTATATTCAAGCCCTCCAAATAGTAGAAGAAATGAGATGGAGAAATAGATTTATAGCCATACGTCTTCATGACTGGAGGCTCATCCATAAACCTGACACCTTCCTCCGCACATCTTATTGCGATCAATTTCTCTACCTGCTCATCAGTAAGATCATATATCTCCTGATCGGTCATCTTATCAATTGTCTTCATCATCCTCATCCTCCGACATCATTATAGCCTTTGTAAACTTTTGTTCATAGACCTCACCCATAAGACAAGCGAAAGTCTTATCATCCAGACTAGCTATAGCATTGGCCTCTACCTTCATAGCCATCTCAATGTTCTTTGCCCAGATTTCATAGCTATCATCATCTTCTTTATAGAAGACAACTTTACCACCATACTCGAAACCATCATCCTCGGCCTTAACCATATCAATGATCCTCTCTAACTCCTTTACAAATTTACCCTTTTTCATATGTATAATTTTTATGTGTCTACAAAAGTAGACATTTTGTTTTTGAATTAAATTAAATAAACATTATTAATAGTTAATACGCTTAGGTGATTATATACCATTTTACACTAAAATCGTAAAATGGTATATAATCACCTTATCCTCCATATATCTTAAGCCCTTTTATATTGTATTTGCTTATATCCATACACAAATTACACCCTCCATGACAACAACACCACGAGCAAAAGGCTAGTCGCTCCTGCTCCGGCCTACCTTGAAACTCCACTGCCGCCCTATACCATGCCGGGGATAATACCCTGACCTTCTCCGGTACGGGCGGTGTCATGAGCACCGATCTCCGTCTTCCTTTGGCATCTTCCCTATTTCTCATTTGGGTTGTCCTTTAACAGCTCAGCTATCTTATCTTCCTTCAACATATTTTGCTTTCTCATGTTATCTACGACAAAGGCAGCGAACGCCATATCATACCTTTTCCTTAACTCATTGACAAAAGATTTGGCTTTTGATTCTACCATTGTCTCGATGTTGCTGTCTACAACTTTCTTCATCCTGCCTCTTATAAACTCGTCTACTGTCAACTCCTCATCCATATAATCTAACCTGAATCTATATTTCTTCTCGCTGGCGTTCTCGACAAGATCGTTCATTGATTCTCTCGCTATATCCTCAATCTTCTCTGATATCGGATTGGATATTTCCCTCATTAACTCATTCTTGAACTTTTCTTTAAGCTCACGTACTACGGCTAACCTGACCGAGCTGGTAAACTCCTCTTTCAACGTCGCTTCATTGTACATAGCTTCCTCGAATACATCTTCCAAATTTAATTCTACTTGAATTTTCATATCATTATATTTTAATAAATTATAAATTTTTTAGGCATATAATTATCATGTATTATTTCCCCTCATCTTTTAATATTAATTTCTTCCCGATCTTTTTAATTTTTGTCGGTCTTGATAATCGATAGTCTCTTTCTATCGGTCTATTAAGTACATCATCCTTGTGCCCCTTGTATCCTTTCTCGTAAGCACTAACCCTTGCGCAAAACTCAACCACATCGCCTGGCGATAAATCAGCACCACTAAATCCTTTTGTTAAATCGAACCACAAATGATCTGATACTATTTTGCTATCAAGTGTCACATCTTGTAAAAGCATCGTTTTTACAGGTCCAATGTATCCATTCCTAAATCCAAATCTAAAAAAGGTTGCTGTAAACACATGGCGTCCTTTTGATCCTATTGTTCTCAATTCTTCTCTCATCTCCTTTCTTATTTTTTATTCATAAAACCAGTAATTTTCTTCAAATACCCTTTTGTCATCTCAATAAAGTTCACGCAATCCAGCTTGCTCAACTTGTAAATCAAAGCCGGGTTATGAATTACGGCTATAATTTGTGTTTGCGGTTTATGAAATGACAATACCTTGTACAGATCCATGATATTGTCAATATCTAAATTCCTGTCCGGCTCATCCATAAGGATTGTATACTCAAAATCCTTCTCCATTAATACCACATGATTGTCTTTGTAGTATTTTAAAAGATTGTCGATCCTGTTTGCCCAGAACTCATTTGACTTTTTCTTAAATTCCATAAGCTTCTGTATCGGAAACGCATACTCATCTTGGTTAAACACAAAATCAAAAAGCGAGTTCATGGCATGAAGGTTCTTCTCCCCAGAGGACCTAGATGCTCCATTCATATACAAACTTAAATTATTGATATTATTCAATATATCATCATTTCTCATTTCAGTTTGCTGTAGGAGATGGAAGACTTTCCCAATATAATCCGACTTAATACTGATCCCGTCAAGCACCTTGTCATCATCAAATATATCCGGGAAATACAATGCTTCTGACGGTAATTCAGAACACATCTTTTTCTCGCACAACATGTACTTCAATATCATATTCAGGAGGGTTGATTTCCCGCTCCCGTTCTTGCCTACAATCACATTCACGCCGGGCTTGAATATAAACTCAGAGCCATTTTTTAACGCTTTTATCTTTGAGGTATATTTAAATGGAGTCCTCTTGTTATCGTCTATTCTTATAGAAGTTATCATCTTATATGATTTTATGTTGAATTATTTAAGCCTTTCATCAATCGCCAAATCAAATATCTTATCAAGACATTTTCTCATCTCCTCCGCATATTCAAACAGATCCTCTTTTGAAAGATCTCTGCGCTGCCAGTCACACATATTTGTATATTGAGATTCAATAGCCTTATTCTCTATTTCCTCAAGTACCTTTTTTATAGACCTATTTTCATTTTGACCTATTCTTATACTCTTATTCTTTCCCATGTTTTATTTATTATGCCTTTTGAAATGTGTTATACCCTCTTGATGTTTAACTCCTAAAACCCAACCTTCTAATCTAGCATAAGAAGAATAAGGATTAAAGGCCATATATGGTTTATCAAATCTCATAGTCTTAATCTTACCATATCTCAAAACATCTACAATTTCTCCATCTTCCGGCATATTTGAGAATGACCATTCCTCAAACCCTTGTGGAATTTGACTTTCGTCTGGATAATATCCCATATTATAACATTTGATGATTATATTCCAACATCCTTCCTATCCTCTTTAACCCAATTAACTGTATCGCAATACCAACAATACCCTGTCTTGGAATCCTTTTTATGAGAATGGGATCCACATGTGGCGCACCAATAATTATCATCCATATTGTATGTATAACTTTCATCCTCATGCATTTTGGCTATTCTAGCTACCCTATCCTCCAGCAGATCCTTTAGATAATGGCATTCGTAAGGTCTATCCTCTTCCTTTAATATATAAATATCGATATCCATCATGCTCCCCATCCTGTCCGTACACATACACTCGGCGGCATGGCGCACGTTCCCTTCCGGCATCCCCGGAACTATCTCCCGGATCACCGCCTCCATCTTCTCTTGGTATTCGGTGTCTACTTTGATCACCAAATCCTCTAATTTATCTATTAAACTCATGATCTTTTTACCTCTTTATATATAACGTCTATATCATCTTTCCTATCTACATCAATACAATGGGTATCCTTACAGTAATAATTCTTACTATTATTAAATACGCATCCTTCACAACTAGCATCACTGGATTCAACCACCTCCAGTTCTACTTCTTTCGAACCAATATTATATTTAAATATAGAGCCTATCTTATGATACCCTATATTCTCCAAAGTTATACTATTATTTATCATATCCTCATGTCCGAATACGCTGTTAATAAAATCAAGCATCTCATCATTGAATGATCCGCTTTCTTCTTGCAGCTCCCTACATTCATCCTCGGTCAATCCACAAGAAGACACCAGTTCCTCTGCGGCCTGCGTCCATCGCCCGTCGTGGGCTAGCTCCTGAACCGCCAGCCATATCCCTTGGTTCATGCCCTTCATTCTTACCTTATCTAAAATATCCTTATTCTCCATATCCTCAATCATTTAAATTCTTGTTTATTACAACAATCTCTATATCGTTTAACATCTTATCTTTTAATACTTTCTCTACCATTCTTGGAATGACATTAAAATCTCTGTTTTTAAGCTCATTCTCCACCATAACCTTAATCCACCGCTCTAAATTATTATCATTCCCGTAAGTATTACGTATACACCTCTCAACATATTGTCTTATATCAGATCTAATTGCATTGATTATATCTTCCTTCGTAAGCCCAAGCTCATTATGGATATAATTCTTTATCGCTTTATATTCTTTACTTGTTTTTGTACTCATATTTATCCCTCCTATTCAGTCATTTTTTTAACAAAATTTTCCCATAACATATCAACATCATCGTAATGTCTACAACAAGCATTCTGTATTCTTTCTATCAACGGGATGAACCATAACTGAGTTATTCCGTAACGAGTTTGAATTATTCTGCATAGGTTTATTTTTATTATCTCCATGTCATCAATACTAGGAGATGTGTTGTTATCATCACATCTATCTAATATTGTTTTAATTGTATCCAAATAATGATCCATGTCTTAAATTGTTAATTATATTACCATCTCCCATTTCCCGGCGTAAACAGTATCTCCCCTGTCCTCACCCAATGATTCCAGTTATTTTTAAGTTCATCAATATCATACGCCTCAGCCGACTTACCGTTATCAGATCTTTTTATGACCGACATAACACTTTCCGCTTGCACGCGCCAATGACTATAACAGTCTGTCCCGCACCCGCACGCCGTGGCTCTCCCGTTATCGAACTCCCAGACCAGAGGCCGGAGGCCGCATCGTGGACACGGCAACTATTCCATTGGATTCTCCGGCTCCTCATAAGCATCAATACACTTGTACTTATATCTCTCTACCATTATGATCAACCACTATAGAATTGATTTAATCCTTCGATCCCTCATCTCATTCTTATCCTTGAACATCATTATCCTATTAACAATCCCCTCCGATTCCATGTACGTCGAGAATCCATGTATTCTTAGATATTGGATAGCTGATAATGATTTCTCTAATATCTCCTTATATTCCATATCTGTTTTAACTGCTTTCCCCATGATCTTTTTCCTCCATTTCTTCTAATATGATTTTAGCTAGATATACTATCTCACTTATCTGGTCGTAATAAACATCCACTCCCTCAATTTTCTCATTATCGTCATCATATCCATCGACCATCAAATTATCTTCCCCCGATAAATACACGGATGTTATAGATAAACAAATCAACCCGTTATCGGTAAAGATCCTTATTTCAGCCGGAAAATCATCTACATGGGTTCCGCTATCCATGTCAAGATCAAGTCTCCCTGTTCTTTTAATCAAATCAACCATAGCTCCATAAGCTACTACGTTCGCATTTAATAGCATTTTATTTAATGCATTTACTCTTTCTACGTCCTTCATAATCTCTAACCCCTTTGTATTACATTGTTATACGTTATCCTGATTTTCATGAAATGATCTTTAGTATAAGCAAAAGACCCCAATAATGACAAGCATGATCATAAGCCAGATGAATGCGCTTATAAGACATCCCTCACCAAGATTACCCATATCCCTAAAGAATAAGTAATTAAAAAATATTTTCATTCTATTCATAATAAACTTTATTTAATGCGTTTATTCTTTCTACGTTTTTCATATCCACCCCCCCCCTTTGTATTACATCGTTATACGTTATTCCGTTATCTTGAATTAGTTTCATAAACTGATCTTCGGTATAAGCCAAAGATTCCCCTCTGTTAGCCCTTTCTATATTCTCACTCATCATCCCTATAGCCTGTATTAAGGCTGCTGAGGAGTTGGCTATCAATTTAGCCGCTTCCATTATCCTATTATCGTCCATAATCATATTACTTTAACTTCCTCGTTCCACAAATGTCTTTCATATACCATGGTTATTCCTATCAAAATCCCGGTATCTTCTCCCCAATATTCAAGTATTTGATTCCTGAATTTGTGACGCAATTTTTGTATTCCTCCCTTGTTTTTATCATAAGAAGAGTAATCTGATAATCTTACTGTCTCCATCGTTTACCTCCTTCATTTGTTCGTATGCCAATCTTTTAAGTTCCGGCGTGGTGTTTGTTTCTTCTTATTTTCCCCCATACTTATTTCTCATTTCATTAATATAGCTCATATACCAATCTCTTATATCCTCTTCACTATCCATGCTATACTCTTTATTGAATGGATCGTATCTGATAAACTCCTCTGTTCGGCAGAATGGGCATGGAATCTCTTCCAATGGCTTGATTAGAACACCATCATCACCTACATTATCCAGATCATACAATATGCCATCTATGCAAGTCGCGTCTGGATAATTCGCACCGAAAAGCGGGAATTCTGGACATGTGTTTCTCATACTTGTACTATTCAAATTCGTTCTCATATTCCTTTCTCCTATCCACTTCCTTTAAATTCAAACCATCAGGTGTCAATATCTTCTTTTCCAACAAATCAAAGAGAAGCATCGCCCTTGACTCCACCTCTGTTTCCCCAAATCCGCTATATACTTCTGTTGGCGAATCGTAGGCATTGTAACGAACATAGGCAGCTTCGTAGTATTCGCTATCCTTATTCGGGAAATATTGTGTCAATTGCAACCAGTCATCCCATATTTTTGATTTACTGATATTTATCATACTTGGTAGTATCTCTCCAAGTTCATGACTCATATAAGCCGGTATGAGGTCACCTTCTTTTCTATATGAATACCTCATTGTATTTTGTGTAACTGATTCTGTTTGGGATCCCCCTCCTTTCATCTCTTTCACAAAATAAAATTCCGACTCTGAATTTACACCCAACTCATGCAGCTTTAGCGCAAGCTCATAAGGGCACATAAAATTTTGATATTTCATATTATTCTATATTTTCGTTTCTGTAATCTCCTGCATAGTCCAACCATACCCTGTAATCATTTCTGTACTTGGTCGCCTTTATTTTCATATTCCGGG